TGTACCACTAAGAATCATGATAAGTGGAAAGAACATCAGGAAAGAACACTTACCCTATTTTCTGAGTGTGGGGTAGAAGTCGAGTTTTATTGAGTTTTTTAACTCTTACTTTTAAATCACCCGTTCCTTTAATAATTCTATGGTATTCACCTTCAGGTATAAATAAGGTTAAACCTTCATGTATGTTAATGGGTAATTGGTTATCCATTTGGAATTTCCAATCACTATCATGTAAGAAGGTTACTTCTCTATCCTCATTATCAAAATGCCATTTAAGGTCTGTTTCCTTGGTATCAGATGGAAAGGTCCTAAGACTATGACCCGTATCTATAATTTCTCTAAAGGGAAGTTTTTCTGTCATCTCTTTTTACCTGATGATATGATATCAATGATAACTTTATACCATTCGGGTTCAAACTGTTTGATCTGTCCCATGGTTTCTCTATTTAACACCAACATCCCTTTACCGTCTTCGTATTCCTCTAAAGATTTAGCAACATTATCTTCTTGTAGACAAACTGTTGCCCATGTAAGATAACTATTGGTTGTTAATTCGGGGTCACTGTTTTCATATGATGTATCACCGTCCCAATCCTGATATCCATAAAAATCAGATTCGTAGAAGTCATCACTAATATTGTCGGGATGTAAGATGTAACCCTTATTGGTGTTCTTATCCATCAAAACGACGATATCTGTTCCGCCCTTATTACCACCCTTCCATGGATCGTAACCCAAGAATGTGAAATGTGGTTTTATATCGTCTAAAGAACCATCCATAAAACCTGATCTATCAGGGTCGGGATATTCGGGGGGATCGTACCAACCTTCAACAATATCTAACAGTTTCATATTACCACGGATTTGATGATTTAATACCTAACGCCTTTCTGTAACGAGAGATGTTACAACTCCAATAACCTGGTGTTGTTCGATCTTTCTTGTCTTTACAGTTGTGTCTCGCCCTGAATGATTTAGCGGCCGATTTATTATTATTTCTAACTCTTAGATTAGGATCACCGAAAGTCACTTTTTTAATTGTTCCTTTTGGTGTCTTAACATAAACAGCAAACTTTTTGGGTCCACCCGGTGTCCTAAATGGTTTATTTAGTTTCACGTTACGACCTCTATGTTTAGCCTCAACTAAATATTCTTCTTCACCTTCTACAAACGGGATGTCTAAATAAACTTCTTCTCCTTCATATATACCTGTCTTACCTAAATCAGTCCCAATTAGTTCTAAATCAATTCCGGTGACTTCTAAGACGTTTTCTTCATGTAGTTGACGTACTTCATTATAAAGATTAAAAAACTCCTCAGAATAGATCCTATACACGTTCTCTACGATAGGTAATTTATTTGTAATATGATATTGTAACCCCTCACTTAAAATTGATTTGTTCTCATTTAAATTTTTAAGTGTTGGATATGTTAATTCTATTGATTTTGTTTCAATGTTGTTGAGGACTAATGAGATTAATCTATTCTCATCAAAACGAGTAAATGTGGGAGTATTGCCCTTACCATGTTTAGGTTCTTTCTTTTCCGCCCTTCTTTTTTGATTTGTCATAGATTTCTTTTCCTTTTTGCTGTTTCATTTAAGGGTTGTCCACCCTTCTCTTCATTCATGAGGAAATCAAAAACTTGGTCAACGTTTTCCTTTGCGGTTGTCATATGATCATCCGCCCAATCGTGACCATTCTGTAAAATAGATTCAATAAACTGAGGATCCATTTCTAAAAGGATTTCACATTGTCTTTTGATCTGTTCTATATTACTGAAAAACATATAGTTTTCAGTCCTTTCTTCTCTCAACTGTGTGAGGTGTTTTTTAATGATATCCTTAAGATCCATTTTTATAAATATTTTATTTTTCTGAGACAATCTCGAATTTTATCACATTAGGGTATGAATACTCCTCGTTGTGTCTTATTCCTTTTATTTCTAAGTAGTATTCTCTTGGAATAAGGATACCAGTGTCTAACATGAGACTATTTTCATTGGTCACGTCCATATACGTCCAATCAAATACGTTTACGTTGGTGTGACCCTCTTTAATGTATAATCTATAAAAAACCTCATCAAACAATACGTTCGTGGATTGACTCATCGTTCTAAATATTGCCGAGATTTTTCTTGTCTCTCCCGATTTAATTTTTTCGTTTTGTTTGATACCTGAGAACTGAACCACATAACTATTATTCTCTTTTTGGTTTTCACCGATTGAGAATTTTGTTGAGTATGGTTTTGGGACGAACTTCTGTGTGATATTGGGGAACGCATTATTCTCAACACTAATCCCTTTCCACACGTCATAGAAAAATTTCTTACCGTCACAAACTAAACCACTAATACCGAAGGTTACTCTATAGACACCCTTTCTAACTTTAACAACAGTAAGGTCTGTTAAACCTTGTATTGGAGTTTGAGTGGAATCTAAAATGTCCACAGTTGGTAATTCGTCCAAATCAAAAAAGTTAGTTTCCTTATTAACATAAAGGAATAGATTCTGATTAGTCTTCTCAATGAAGTTTTCTCTATCGTCAAGAATTCTATCGTCAAAAATTGTCTCTAAGAAGGGTTCAAAGAATGTCTGCGTGTATTTTGAGAAAAATGCAACGGATTGGTCAACTTCCGAACTTAAATCTTCGTAAAGAGGGTCAAATGCAACCCCGATTCCGTTGTCGGTTTCCCCTGAGAGAATTGTATTAATATAGTCTGTAATATCGACTTCTAAATCTTCATTACCATTATCAAAAGTTTGTTCGGCAATGACTTCTGGATTATTTGAGTAGATACCCTCCGCAGTCCACGGATTTAAGGTAGTTCTCATGTACCAGTTAGATGGCCTTATATCAAATGTATTATTACCTGTTGTGTAGTCATAACCCGAATCTTCGTAATCGAAACCAACACCTTCATCCCAATACTCAGGAATTTTAAAAACCACCAATTTAAATGACGTAGTTCTTTCTCTACCCGTACCTCTCTTTGCACCTAAGAATGTCTCATCCCCAAAAATGGTGTTAGTCATATGAAGTACGTGTTTGGTGTTATTGTCAAGGACATAATCACCATTGTCGATCTTGGATTTTAATCCATCTAAATCGATTTTAAATATGAATTTAGAAAAACCTGAACCATAGAAAATTTCGGTAGAAGGGTTTTTTGAAGTATTCACCTTCATACCTTTTATGATGGTATTGTTCTTCTCGAAATATGAACGATAATATGACATCTTAGAACTCTTTCTTTAATAAATATCTGATTAGTTTATTCTAATCGATTTATTTAAGATATCGTTCTCTAAAGTCTTGAAAATCTCTTCTAATTCACGTCTGTGTGGAGTACCTTCAGGCATTGGTTTACCTGGATTGTGTGCGTGAACTAGTAGGACGTTATAAATAAGTCTCATTGCCTTAATGAGTAATTCCCCCCTAACAGTACTATAGGTGTTAGGTTCGATCATAGTGAGAAGTTCTTCTTGACTGTATTCGTATTTACCCAACTTATCAAAAGGGATCTTTTTACCCGCGACATTGTTTGTGTCCGTTGATATGAAATAAATTTTGTCAGATGTTAGTGATCCGAAAGTCTGTTCAATATTTTTGGCCGAGGTAACTAGTTTATTCTCTTTTCTTTTTTCTTTTTTTGTTTTCGGAGAATTCTCACTCGGACTAAAGTACAGACCACAACCATTTGTTGTTTCTATATTGGTCGTTGGTTTTACGTTCTTTAAAAACTCAGTATTTGTTAAAGTTTTTGAAGGTCTAAAATAGAATGGGTAAAGAAACAAATCATCAAACCTCTTATCGAATTCCCTTAAACCTTTAGTGTTTAAAGTGTCGATACCATGTCTAATTTTTATGTAAGCATCTTTGTAAGAAGAAACTGATTGTGTGAAAGTCGGGGATGTTGAATTCCCTTCCAAGTTTATTAGCTTAACTGAACTAATTGTACTTAAATCTTGAACTGAATTTGGGGTGAATACCGCAGTATTGAACGTCTCACCATAAACATTTTTAACTTCGTATATAAACCAACTAATAAGTGTTGGATTTACGATATCATCCACATTATATTCAACGATATAACTCAATTTTTTATTGGGTATAACGTTTACCTCAGTTTCAACTTCCTTATTTTCTTTTTTAGTTGAGAATTTCTTCAAACTCAATAATGACCTTTTTTCGGACATAATGGGGTAACTCTCAACATCAATATTTTTTGGGGTATCTTTTACAACATATTTACCACCTCTAAGATTAATACCATTTTCCGTGAAGAGAATGTCAGAACCGTATTTTCCGTGTATCGCATAATCTTTAAATGTAGGAAGTGAACCCGCACTTTCCTTTTTTACATACGTACCCTTCTCTTTATTGAATATATCTTTTGATCGTTGTACAACGACACCATAAGACGTATTTTCTAATTGTCGAGAGTTTGTCTGTGAGTTCCAATCGTGTATTGTTGTGAAGGGTCCCGCAACATATTCTCTATTGTTATAGTCATTATCAGGATCGTAGGTTAGTATTTTAACTGTCTGACCTATTTCAGGGATAAAATTAATATTCGTGGGTAAAAATGGGTTCGCCACAAATGGGTCGTTAGATTCCCACGTATCATACTTAACCGCGTTTTCTCGAGCACTACTAGATTCTCCCATGACTTTGAATCTAATTCTTCCAAGTCCTTTGGGGTCCATATTGTCATCGACTATCGCAAGTTTAATATAACTCATCTTTTACCGTATCTATTAGATAATTCTTCGTTTATTTTATTGTATGAATTCTCGACAATATCCAAATATTTGGTTAATTCTATAATCGTACCTTTTGTCTTATCAAATTCAGTAGTAAGAAATGAAAGACATGATTCCAAATCTTTATTGGATTTAACCTGTGGGTTGTCGATTATTTCAGCAACTTTTTTACCTTCCATTAGAACAATTTTCCTGAACTGTTTATTATACCTGGTGGTATTACTATCGGACCCGCGGGTGTTGGTATGGTTACTTGTTTACTACCCACCTTAATGAATGAGTTAGTATCGTGTTCCTCACTAATACCATCTACGATTGATTTTGCCATCAGTAAGTACTCATTTGCTTCACCGTAGATTGTACCTACGTTAAGTCCCTGACCACCCATTCTTTCGGCCGAATTCATATACGCTCTGTCGGCACTGTAACCTGGTAGCAAATCTGAATATGACAATAAGAAACCGGGTACATTTATCTTTCCTCCCGGCAAGTTTAGTGCACCCTTTATGGCATCTAAAATCGCTTGGAAAATCTCCAAACAACTATTAAAACCTTGTGCGAGAAGTTTTTGAAGTAGGGCAATTATTGCCGTTATGATCCTAACGTAGTGTTTATATTTATTTTTTAAAATCTTTTCACCAATCTTAAGTACAAAATTTAAAAGGTCTTTCTTGATTCTTTTCCAAAACTCGGTTAGGAATTTCCAAAAGACTTCTTTTATAATTTTATAAATTAATTTATAAAGTTTTTTAATGTACTCACCAACATCACTTAATGTGCCCTTAATTTGTTTATAAAGAACAATAAAAGGATAGGTAATTTTAGGTGATATAATTGAGGATACTAATGCCTTAGGTACATTTAAAATAAACATATTAAATAACTCTAAATTAATGTTACCTAACATGTTTGGATTGTCCGAATTTAATGACGAATTCCAAGCGGCACTTTCTAAGGTAGAATCCACTAAATTGTTTAGATTTGGTGTGGACGAAAGATGAACAAAGTCCTCAAATAAGGATGTGGGAGATGGTACTTCAAAATTACCACAATCAGTAAATCTAAGTACTTTTCGGTATCTCGCATCTTCATCATCCAAATCAATACCCTCAACGTCATCAAAATCAAAATAAGATGCAATATCCTCATCATTTTCATTAAACTGTTGACTTGTTGTTTGGATCAATCCGCTATCCTCTAACGGGGAACCGCATACTTTGAAGAGTTTATTACAGAGTCGATTCATTTGGTTCATCGCCTTATCGAAAACAGGGGGATTATCACCATCACCTTGTAATGTCATCAACATTGCGGATTTTATAATATATTCAATTTTAGGGTTCTCAATACTCTCATAGTAATCACTTAGGAAGTCACTCACTTTTACGACGTTACCTTGTTTTAAACCACTAACATTATATTCTTGATTACCGCTATCCCACGCTAACGAGAATAGGTTGTTACCTGATTTACTTGTAAATGTGTAGTTATTTGAAAACGTAGAATAGAATTCTCTATTCATCTTTATATCACCATAAGATGGACTTTCTTCTTCGTACATAATCAATCCCACATTTGAGGATGGATCTGTCTGTAAAACATTTAAAAAATCAAATTCTTTTGGTGATATAGTGATAGAGTCTTGTGGCATTTCTGTTTCCATACCACATATACTTGTTTCACTATTTACAAATAAGACCTCCTTAACACTCTCCAAGACAATATTTTTACTGTCTTTAACAGTTTCATTCGCAGATTCAAGTGCGTATTTTTTTAATTTTTTCGCCGATAATAATTTATCGTTCTCACCTATTTGTATCTTATTTGATTGTGACGATAAAAATTTGGATGCAATGTCAATGATAGACCCAAAAATGTCTTCTTTATTGTCATTCTTTTTCTTTAGTTTGGACTTTAGTCCATCCAAAGTACTTGAGACTCTTTTATCAATGTCGGCTTGTTTAAGATAAAGGTCATAAAGATCGTCGGTCGTCTTTTTAGGGTCGTCCTGAATCTTTTTAATTACCTCTAATTTAGAGTTAATATCATTCCTTAATCTTCTTACTTTACTCATTACATTTTGTAGTTTTCCCTACCCCCTGATGAGGACTCGTCATCCTCTTTCATGAGTTTTTCCAATAAGACTCTATCTTCTTCAGTTAAATCTAATTTACCTCCACTTACAGTCTGTCCACCACCAGTTTGTTTTAATAATGCACTCTGTAATTTTACAAGAGAAATCTTCTTCTCTGTACAATCATTTAAGATCTTCTGTTGTTCTTTAATAACAGGTCCAATGATGGTCATATCTTCAGACTCCTTCATAAAACTTAACATCTTTTTAGTGATCATACTCGCAGTTTGTTTTTGTTCCACAATGTCATTGTAGATTTCCTGCATAAGTGCTAAGGCAGAATCAGTATCTAACGATAATAAATTTGTCTTTCTTCTCATATCTATAAATAGATTGTTTCTAATTATTTATGAAATCCAACTTAAGTGCCTCGTAAAGTTTTTTGTACTTTTTCATAGCAACTCGGATTTCCTTAGTACTTAGAGAAGTCATCTCTCTTAGAGATAATAAAATCAAATTCTTGTTAAATTTATTACCGTCCCCAACCTGAAAAATCTTATCGAAATTTGAGAATACTTCTATAAGTGCATAACCTAACTTTTTTTCGTTGTCGTTTAAATCTTCGTTCTCGATAAACAACTCAAGTTCGGTCGTTAACTTAGTTACAATGTTTCTATAATCTAAGTCTTCTTCGTCAATAACATATGAGAGATCTGCACGATCTTCTAATCTCGTGGATATGTCTTCATATGAAACGGATCGGTTGGTTTCTTTTACGTCCTTTTGTATGGTCCCCATCAAATAGTTCTTACAGATGGTTCCAAAATAAGAATACGCTTTGTAATTTTTTGTAGTATCAAACTTACTGATCTTGGTCATTAAAAATGACATAGTATCAGTATGAATTTCTTCAAACTCGTAATCTTTTCTATAAAGTTTGTAACGGCGGATTATACTTTCCACCATTATTGTGAGAGGTTCTCTTAAATATTCATTGAATATCTTATTCTTTTCGTCTTCGTTTTCTGATTCTAGATATCGTACTACCGCTTGTTCTTGCTCCTCCCCAAAGTACATTTTTTGGGTTCGCTTACGTGGCATTAACTTTCTACATATTCAATATCTCGTTTATTTTTGAAGAAGAACTCTTTCTTTGCGGTTTCTAACCAAAACTTAGGTTCATTTTGTGATAGTTTACTATCATCATCGTTTTTATATGACCAGAATAATGAACCTTCTCTAAAGTTTACATGTCGATATCCAATCTGTGGGATAACGGCAATTTTCACACCATTATGTGTCAAACGTAATAGGAACTCATAACTAAAAGTAAGTTTTATATTTTCTTTAAAAGATCCATTCTCTTTAATAACTTCTGTTTTATAAAAACCACCGCTTGTTTGGTAATTTTGATAATCTAACAATACTTCATTGTCAATAACACCTTGAGTTTCGCTAAACCCATATGCCCAAACAGACTCATTGGTAAAACTTGTTAATTTACCTTCAGGGTTAACATCTTTGACAATTGGTAGTAGTACCTCAGCGTCTTCAAAAAGTCTTCTGTATTCAACAAATGAAGGTAACCAATTTGATGTCAGTTCATCATCAATCTCAAGGATTGAAAACCATTCAGTTTCACAATTTTCAATACCTAAGTTTACTTGGGAACAGAAATCAGTATTTCCGTCGTTTTGTGTGAATGTAATATCTAATTTGTCACTTAAACCTTCCTTTTTTAAACCACCAACAACTGATGATGGACCCACAATATTCAAAATAAGATCATCATGAAATTGTTCAACAGAAGTAATTGCCTTGGATAACATCTCTAAGTAATCACCTTCTAAGGTGTGTACCGGTAAAATCACTGTTATATTTTTCATACGTTTACTTCTTCTTTCAAATTATTTAATGCATTTTCAATTGTCTTAATTCTTGTATTTCTGAACGAATTAAAAATTGAAATGACGTTATTATCAATAATGTCACTAGTGTATGGTATTAATGTTTGTGACATTTTATCTTTTACTTCTTCATTGATTGTCACACCCTCTAACCACGCCAAAACATAGGTCCCAATAAGTTCAACAATCTTATTAAGATCGTAGGTCCAAATCCCATTTTCAGATAACCACTCTGGTTCTGTATTTGGAATTTTACCAATCACGGGAACACCACATTTCATTGATTCTAATGGGAAGGTGCCGAATGTAGATTCGTCATCCATCCAAACAGAACAAATACATTCTTTTAATTGGTCGGCAAATTCTACATGTGTCATTTGTACCATGTCCTTGAAGGTCACCCAACGTAATTGGGGGTACTTTAAATAGAATTCAGAGATGATTCTCCTATGTTGACCCCTGTCTCTCGCACTAATCGCAATAAATGGTTTTGTGGGTGTTTCACTTGGAGTGAAAATTTCACTGATTTTTGGTGGATTCACAAAAATTAAAGATTCGGGGAAAATAGATTTAATATATTCCTTTGATTTCTCAGTAGTTGTAATTACCTTATCAAAACCGTAATCACTCCATCGACTACCAACAGGTAAAGTCTCAAAAATGTATTCCGTCTGTTGTACCAACATAATTTTAGTACATCTGACGTTAGAGAGTTGTTCTAAAACATTTGAGTAGTATTCGGGGACGACCAATACATCGTCAATACTCATTTGAATTTTATCCTCTTTAATTGTTACAATAGGTATTTCATTGTAGGTGTCACCTAACCATGCCTTTACTCCTGTATAATTCTTATCCTCAACTAAAATGTTGGCATCTATCCCCTCCGACCTTAGTGTAAGGGCGGTATCGTAAATGTATTTAATCGCAGCACGTGCGTTACCCTTCGTATCATAGGTTAGAAAATAAACCTTATAATTATTCTCTTCTAACCTAGATAACGCACTTTCAAGTTTTGTAATATTATCTTGTATTTGATCACTCATAATCTTTAACTATAATTCCATATTTTATTAATGTGTTAAATGCGAACTTAAAAGGTAAACTCAGTTCACTATTCAATAGACCAAGTCCATTATCATCATGAGTACCTTCTGTTAATACAGTGTCTAAACACTGTTTTATTGTGTCGTATTTAAACACGTTTATTGTTTGTTCCACTTGTTGTGTGGTGCCGTCCTCATTTTCTATCGGCTCGACATTTAATTCGCAGCTCTCAACAATTTTTTCAATGTCGATGTAATAAAGTTCTCCGAAGATTTCAACCATGTTTTATCTATTTCTGTTAATTTATGTATTTCTAAGGGATTTGTAAAGTATTGGTTGTATTCCGTATTGAATTTTACCACCCTTTTTGACTTTGGACACGAGTCGATAATTGTTTTACTATCAGTAATCCATAAATCACACTCCTTCCACAAATTAGGTATTTCAGAACCCATTGTGAATCTGATATTATTGCCCATAAAACCGTTTCTAGAAAGAAGGAAAAGGGTGGAAGGTTTTGCCTTCCCTAACTCATCAATACCGACCAAGGTAAATCTATGTTCCTTGTTCTCGTAAATTAAATTGTTGAGATCAAAGAATGCTGTTGGATAACTTTGATTTGCGTGACCAAAGATCTCTACCGCATAGTCGATGAATGTAAAATTATTAAACTCATCCTTAGATTGGAATTTATAACTTTCTAAAAGGAAGTTATTTCTAACGGGTTCAATAACCCCATACTCAAATGAGTTCTCCTCATCTGTTTTTTCCTCAGGATCAGTATCTAAATAATAATCTTTATAATGGTAATCAAACTTAGCTATTGTATTTCTAAGTACCCCATCTATGCTTATAAAAATCTCCATTTTAATAATATAACAAAAAACTTATTATAAGTAAAGTTAATCGTATCTTTTTAATATTTGACCAATGATTGGATTTCTTACAATATCCTTATCGCCAAACTCAAAAACTCCGATATTTTTAACTCCATCTAATCTGACTTTAGCATCATAAAGACCGCTCTTAGTTTTGTCTTTGAACTTATCAGACTGTTCTAAGTCACCCGAAATAAAGAATTTAGTGTTAAAACCAATTCTCGTTAAAAGTAACTTCATTTGTGCGGGAGTGGCGTTTTGTGCTTCCTCAAAAATTAAGATTGTATTATCCACATTCCAACCTCTCATATATGCTAGCGCGGCAACCTCTATGTAACCCTCATCTTTTAATTTTTCTCTACACTCTTTACCTATAATTTTATTCAATAGGTAATATGATGGAAAAATATATGGGTCTAACTTTTCTTCTAAACCACCCGGTAATGATCCTAACTTCTCTTCGGCTTCCACCGCCGGACGAACAATTATAATTTTTTCATATTTGTTGTCGTCATCATGAAGTAAATCAACCGCCTTTTTCATTGCGATATATGATTTACCCACACCTGCGGGTCCAAAACATAGTGTTATTTCGTTCTTATCTAAGACATCCCAATATTCTTTTTGGGATTCGGTTAAAAACTTTTCTCTCGGTTTTTTAAAGATCTCTCTAATTCTTTCCTTATGAGTTTGTCTTCGTTCTGTAGTCCTTCTTTGGGCCATTAATATTTTTGTGTATTATAAATTTATTCACCTGTAGACCCAAAACCACCTTCACCTCTTTCTGTGTCAGATAATTCATCAACCTCATGAAAAGTGATTTTTGGATATGGTATAATCATTATTTGGCAAATTCTATCACCCACATTGTAAATGATTGAATCTAAACCATTTGTTTTATTAAATGTTGCCTGTATTTCCCCACGATACCCACTGTCGATTACTCCAACGGAATTACTTAGTTCTAATTCGTATTTTCTAATCGATGATCTTGGAAAAACCAAACCCACGTAATTTTTTGGTATCTCAACGGATATTCCTGTTCCGTAGGTTACTTGGGTTGGTGTATTTGTAACGATACTTACCGCGGTGATGTCCATTCCCGCATCACCATCTTTAGAATAAGTTGGTACTACCGCATCAGGGTGGGTTCGTTTCAGTCTACAAATAAACTCCTGAGAAAAAGTTTGAGGTTGATACTCACCAACCTCATTTGACGCATCTAAAGATAGTTGTCTTAAAACTGACTCAATTTCACCAATGTAAGATTCGTCAACAGAGTCCTCATTTTCAGACAATGTTTTCTCAAAAGATTCTAATTTTTCAATATATTCTTTTATTGTTCTCTCATCCATGTTTCTGTTCAAAAATCGCTAACTCAAACCCTTGTTTTACAACTTGGGCTAATGGTGTCGAATGATACTTAGCTTGTAAGTCATCATCTCCTTTATCAGAGTTAAGTATTGTTTGATACTCCTCCTCGTTTAATTGTACTCCATATTTTGAACAGTAGTATGTGGACCTTTCACCCACCTTCATTGAAACTAACTGATCATTAAATTCGTACATCTTACCTAATTTATTCCTATGCCACTCACTTTCGTTAGGTACAAATAAGAACACCTTACCAATCTGAGAGAGAATGGTACATTTTAGGATTGATGAAACGTCCTGTTGGAGTTTCTCAGGTAATAGACTGTTGACCTTCACCGCGTATTTAGATGCAACAAAGATGTGTTCAACCAAACCACCTGGATATGCACCGTACATATCTAACGAAGTAGATGCGGGAGCAACAAACAGATCGTCACCTAAAAATTCTAAAAGAGAATCACTTAAGACCCCATACTTTTCTGAGGTCTCAAGTAACTTCGATTTATTTTTTTCTATTTGTTCTTTATTTAACATGATAATTAACCTTTATAATATTCGGGAGTGATCTTAGAATCAAGTACACACTCAATTGGCATTTTCGCAATTGAAATACTTTCGCTTGACCTCATGTCCTCCGCACGATATCTAGATAGGACGATCGTTGCCTCTTCAACAGATTCTGCTTCGACAACATACTTAACTTTCTGAACCCTTGGATTACCTGCTCTATCCAATTGTTCCAATTCATAACCTACGGTTGCTAAATAATACATAACTTTTTGTTTTAATTATTAATGATTGATTTTAAGAATTCCACTCTATTTTTGGAAACGGTAGAGAGGGAATACTTGTCTTTTACCGTTTCATATAATCGATTACCCAAATCTTCAATTAATGAAGGATTATCAATTAATCTTTTCATGTGTTGATGCCACTGTTTATGGTTTTTAGATGATTGCACTAAAAGACCATTTCCATTATCTGTGAATTTACCATTTTCATACCCACTAACCAAATCTAATAGGTAAGGATTTTCCGCCGTGGCGATTATTGCCTTTTTATGGAACCCCGCCTCAATAACCTTTAACTGTGATTTATTTTTATTGAAATCACTATTCACTAATGGTGCCAATGAAACATCAAAATAGTTGTAGTTAGTTGCATATTTGTTAATATCCATAGTCCATCTACGAACATATGGTTTATTAAGTTCGTCGGGATGTGGGTTTGGGGTGAATGACTTTAGGTGATTAATATAATCAGTGTCTAAAGATCTGTAATTTTGTGTAAAAATCTCCTCGTATTTAACCCATACGGTTTCTTCGGGTCTAATTGGTCTTTCTTTTATCTCACCGGTAATTTTATTAATCTCTCTCATATTACCTCTAAGATCAAAACCACATAGAACAAATTGAGACTTATCAGGATACTGATTTTGAATCAAATTTATCCCCCCTCTAATAAGATCCAAATCATGATAATGAGAGGATCCCCCTAACCAACCGAACCTAATTTTATCCGATTTAATTGGTTTGGGTTGAAACTGAGATTCTTTTTCGTTAACTGCATTGGGGAAGACAAAAACATTACTTCTATTTAGAAGAGTTTTAATTGTGTTCGAATAAACTTCGGTTGTAGTTGTCACATAATCGGCCAACTTAATTAGTTCCGCCCTTCTTCTTGGTAACTCGATTTTTTTAAATGTCTCGTAATTGGGGTGACGATGATCAATTTTCCAAAAGTCGTCGGTATCTACTACAACCTTAATTCCATTCGTTTTTAACCACTTAATTCTTTCGATATTTTCTTCGTGACTTAATTTATGTATGAAAGAATGGAAGACCACAATATCGTAGTTGTGGAAATAGGAATCTTCATTAGGTACATCAAAAACGATATCAACATGTACCTCGTCTGAGAAATTATCTCCAATGTAGGTAAATGGATCTATCATTCTGAATTTACCGACACCGTGCGAATCGGACGGAACGGCAAGTACTCTAACTTTTGACATATATTTTTGTTATATATCAAAATATAAGAAAAAAAAGTGATGAAATCAATCCTTACTTGGCTTTATTTACGCCAGTAATCTTTCCTTTGAATACGGAATCACCCACTTTTAGTACGAGATTTTCGTTGATTGATGCGGTTTGTTGTGCGGTGAGGATTAAATTTAATTTCCTTTCCACAATCTCCTCTAAGGTATCCTTTATTGTTTCTTTAATTAAGGACTTAAGATCATCATTTGAATATGACGATGTTGGAATAGAAACCTGTTTTGGTAATGACACTGTTGCGGGTTGGGGTTTTGATAAACCCTCCCTTTCCATTAACTTCTTAGCACCTTCAATAAAATTCATATCCAACCCATCACTTAAAGAAATTTGTTCCATTGTAGGGATTGGGTTGTTAATCATTGCCTGTTTAATTGAGTCGGGTAATTTAGAGTTTTTAATTCTATCTTCGTTCACAACAGGTGTGGATACTGATCTTGGTTTAATGGGCGAATTCGACGACATTAATTCATCTGGTGATTCCATAATGGATGCGGGGTTAATATTACCCGTAGTATAATTACCTCCGTCAACCGCATTCATTACTTTCTTTGCGTTGACGAGTTTTTTCATTAAATCGTTCTCGTTAATAGTTCCTGTACCTTGCTGTGACATATTGTTTAAACTTTATAAAATATAAAAAATTATTTCTTAATAATAAAGTAATTCCTTTATTCTTTTGAGGGTTTCATTTAACTCCTCACTATTATTTGGTTCATCCTCTGTTTCGTCATCATCCTCATTATCATCCACTTGTGGTGGTTCAATACTTGGAGTATTTTCAGGTTCAGGTTGTGGTAAATCCACACTCTGAGGTTCGATTGACTGTTCAGGTTCAGTGGGTGTTGTGTCCTGAGGTTCAGGTTGGGTAGGTTCTTGTGGGGTTGGTTCTTGTGGTTGTGTTTCAGGTTGTTGTGGTGATGGAGTCGATGACCAATCAGGTGTAACGTAAGTAACAGTCATTGAGTTATCATCACCTTCTTTGTATCCTGGACGTTTTTGGTCAAAGGTCTCCTGATCAAATATTTCGATTTGATTCATTCTACCCACCATAAAAGTTCTCCAATGACCCTTTTCAAAACCGGTCTTAGATCTGGATGGTGGTTCAACCCACGCTCTTACGATCATATTACCTTTTTTAGAAAGACCTAAAGCAACCATTTCCGCTTTTACTCTTCTTCCCGCTTGTACCTTTCCTCTTGGTCCGTTATAAAAAAAACTAACAGGGTGTCTCTTTTTTATCGCATCCGCAAGAGATCTTGGTCTACTCGCCAATTTAGGTTCAGATTGTTCACCTAATAAAAAGTTATATATGTCCTTTAAAAGTTTCATTAAAAGTCGGGATATCCTTGATTAGAACTATATTGGTTCCTACCAATGTGTTGATTGCGTTCATTTATATCGGTTCGTGTACCCACTTTTTTGGCGGTACCCTCACCTCTTCCTTTTTCATCTCCATCGGAGATTGCATTTGGGTGAACAACACCATAGCCATTTGTCGGTGTATATATGTTTCTACTTTGGTTGTCAGTCCTTGAATTAATGTCGGTTAATCCACCAACCTGACCACTAAGTTCTCCCTTACCAGGTTCGTCTCCACTTGAGAGTGCATTAGGGTGGTTCACCCCATATCCACTATTCTCTTTATAGATATTTCTATTAAGACTATCTATTCTTGTATTAATATCTGTTAGTGAACCAATACTTTGACTGTTTTCGCCTTTACCTTTTTCATCACCATCAGATAATGCATTTGGATGGGTTACTCCATAACCATTTTGAGGATTGTAAAAGTTTCTACCCACGTTGTCAATTCGAGTGTTGATGTCGGTTAAACCTCCGACTTTTCCATTGTTTTCGCCCTTTCCTTCTTCATCACCATCTGACAATGCGTTTGGATGATTTACACCATACCCATTATTTTCGTTATACTCATTTCTTAGTAGGTGTTCTCTTCTTTGGTTGAGATCGGTAAATGTCCCAATCTGACCCATATTTTCACCTCTTCCGTATTCGTCACCATCAGAAACCGCATTGGGGTTCTCAACACCATAACCAAAATCAGGTCCGTATTTATTTCTACCCATGGAGTCAATTCGATTATTGATATCCACAGAAGAACCAACATAGGAACCATTCTCACCTTTACCTTTTTCATCTCCGTTAGAGATTGCGTTTACATGGTTTGAATCGTACCTATTATCTGTTTTGTATGAGTTTCTTGCCAACGCCTCATCTCTAAACTTATCGGATATTAAATCTATTTGACTTGCCATTATAATAATTCTTTGATTCTCTTTATTTCCTCAAAAACACCTAAAGACGATATTGGGGTTACTGATGTTTTATCTGAATTAGACTTTAACATATTACCACCGATTCTATGATCGTTTGATTTTTTTGTGTGAGTTTTAAGGAATGCATTTTTTCTATCTATTTGACCAATATTATTTGATCTTTGTTGTGATTTCTTATTTTTCTCAATTAAGTCTCTTTCACCATCTAAGAAGGTCCTACCCCATTCTTTCATGAGATCCCCACCCGCTAAGTTGTATTGAATAAGAGGGAGGGTACCTGATTCTAAATCGTGAAGAATCCTCTTCAATTGACCATATGTGACGTTCTTATTTTTTAGTAAATTCTTTGCTCTTTGAGTTCCATCAATAGATTTATCCTCCAAAGACGAAAAGACTTTTTGTACATAGTCACATACGTTTTGGGGAATCTGAAAAACTCTATTTTTTAATCTACCATTCATTAGAATAAGTCTTTCACATCATTTAGAGATAATCCATTATTCTCCAATGAATTTTTAAGAGAATTAATTTGTCTCATGATTATTGGTGGAATTTCTTTAGTTTCCCCCGATTTAACTAACTCTGAATCTGTGGTTTTCTTAGAAAGTACAGTCTCAACGTAATCTCTCATAAATTTCTTAGGATTTTCAACCAATCTAACTTTATCATCGGGTAACTTTTCGTCATATCCCATAGATTCGAGTCTTTCCATCGCATCATCATGTGTCAATCCTAAAGTTTTAGTAAAGTGACGATACGCCTCCTTAAATGAATCGTCATCACCTAAAGTGTCGTCGTACCCTAATGATTTACTCATGTCAGATTCTGCCCAATATCTTAAAGAAGTGTGGGTACCGTGAACACCATGTGTTCCCATTGAACCACCAAATGTCTTTGCCGCCTTGTCTGAGGTACTTTTTGATGTTATTCCTTTCTTAGGTAAGTCTGTTGGTTTTTCACCTCTTTTAATATTACCCTTTGAATCGACAATTTCATCTACCTCTTTCTCTTCGGACGCAACTTTATCGGGAATCTCATCGAAATCTGTGTCAGAAGAAAACTCCTTAGCCCATTTAGACCATTTCTTCTTTTCCTTCTTACTTGAACCCTTTTCATTGGCCTTCGCATAGAAGAATCTTTGTTGTGCTTTTGACGCAAATTTCTCCTCAATGACCTGTTTTACGAAATTATTCATAGAAACTAGTTTTATTATAAATATCAAATGTTAAGAAAGATATTTATAATAGTATGAATAGTCAGGACATTTTAAGGAATTTAAGGATAGGGTTTGATTTGGAATTGGATAATTCCGAAACTTACGACTATGAAATTGCGGGGTTTGATAATGATTTTGACCCCAAAGTTTTAGATTTTAGTAACCCATTGGTTTTACCTGTGGGTGTATTAAATGATTTACGTAATGATAGAACAGATCGACCATTAATTAAATTATGTGAAATCGATAACCGACCAAATGATCCTAATTACTTATACTATGGTTTAGAACAAATTTTTGACTATGATGAGTTTACCAATCATTTCAATATAAGAGATGAGGAGGGTAATATTTTACATGATTATGAAGATTTCATTTTAAATAATGATGTTTTTACATATACGGGTTATACAAATGAAATTCATTATTTTAGAATATGTGAATACCCTCTTATACCTCCAACATCAACCCCCGAACCTACGTCAACTTCAGAACCAACATCAACCCCTAATCCAACCAATGATCCGACACCTACCCCAACAGAAACTCCAACACCTACAGGTACACCTGAACCCACATCAACACCCGCTCCGACAGCAACATCATCATCCTACTCGTCAATGTTTGTTTGGGGTGTGGGAGGTATTGGAACCATTTATAATAGTAGTTATTTAACGTGTCAGGCGTTGGATTGTTTAGGTGTGTCATGTTTCGCATCCAACACTACCACCGTCTATTTTAATAACCCAACACCTCAAGTAGGTGACATAGTTTATTTAAATTCCGGATTAACTATACAGGCAAATTCAAATACATGGTGGGGAGGTACGTACTTTGTTAACTACAACATTTCAGACCCATCCTTAAACGCGGCATATAAAGTCGTTGATGGTGTGGTGACCGAAATCGTTGATTGTAGTTCTTTACCCACACCTACTGAGACACCTTCACCTACGGCCACTGAAGTTATAAATTCAATTACATTGGCGTATGTCTATAGTCTTGGTATGGGATCGTTGTCTTTTAGTGGAATGACAACAAGTGAATTAGGTGATGCAACTTGTAGTGCTCTTGCCGCCAATTACCAAACTCAAACTTATTATGGTAACACATTAGGTTTGGGTACTCAGTTTACAAATCCAAATGGTCAAGATAGTAATCAATTTTGGGTTACAAATCAGTACTATGGGACACCCCAAGGACTTTTATGGGTAGTTGGTTCCACAGAATATATAATTGAAACCGATGTGAATGGTGTTGTTGTAAGATATGAACCTTTTATCGTTCAATGTACACCTACACCAACAAACACACCAATACCTACAAGTACCGAGACCCCAACCCCTACTCCAACACCAACCGTAACATTACCAATTATACCATTCTATCAAGTAAACAATAATGCTTACGATCTTTCGGTCATCCGTGTTGAAGGTCCCGCGAACACTTTTGGAACGTCAACTGCATGGGAGGATATCTACGAATTACAATTTAATCGTCAAATGGTGTTAGGACCAAATAGTGAAAACGTTTATGGGATAATACCATATAATGCGGGTGTAATAGATGGGGAAGGTTTATGGCAATCATTGACAACGTCATCAACAATCGAATTAGTGGGGATGCCATCTAACCCTTACAACCCAAGTGCGGGATATGACTCTACAGGAAACAGTGTTAAAATACAATTAACATCTGCACCATCATATAATGGTTCAATTTGTACAATAAGGAATTTTACTATAGTAGAATCCAGTGGGTACGGATTAGAAATGGGGAGAGTTTATAAATTTAGTGGTACGTTCTAAAAATTACCTGCCAGACCAAAAATAACTGATGTTTTTACTATTTATATAGAAAAGTAAAAATGTCATTGGAGATATCAGGTTTTACCACCAATTTAATTGAATGTCAGTCAAGTTTATCGGGTGATTGTTGTCCTATTGATCCCACTTTAGATGTGAGACCATGGGCCTATCAATTTAATACTCACGGTGGTATAGATAACTGCGACTTCCTAATTAAACGAAGACCTGAAAAAGGGTGGACGTTAGATTTTGTTTTTAATAGGGAAAATCTCCCATGGACATTAGGTAGTGTCTTTTATTTTTTTGGTGTTCGAGATGAACACGACCCAAACTTATACGCAGACAATAACTTGTCATTTGGTTTCACTCCTGACGGTCGTATTGAATGGAAATCCTATAGATATTCAGGTGAATGTATAAACGAGGTTTACCAAGAATCCTTTTATGTTGATTCGGGAAGAACACCTGTTTTATGTTTTAACGGAACCACAAAGGATTTTAACATTACGGTAGTGTTTGATAGACACCTTAGACATACAGAATGTGAGATAGAAAATGCGGGGGGTTGGAATGATCTAATTACAGGTGATACTATTACAAACCCTATGGATGTGGTTCTATCAGGCGCGACCGAACAAACGAGTTATACGGAAGAACTTAATAAGGATTGGAACGATGAGAGGTATGCTCGTTTAGGTATTTTAAAAATATATCTTAATGGATGGCCCATTTATAAAAAAGATAATTGGGAGGAAATTATTCCCTCGATAAGAGGTTTCCAACCCTTCGTGCAATCGTGGGGTGGTGGTGCTTCGGGTTCGGGTGGAATTCATGAAGGAATTACACAATTCAACCTTAAAAGAATAAAATATATTGAATCTCCACTTAACGCATTGGAGGTAAGACATCATTATTTGGTTTCAACCAAACCTTTTTTCCTAATAAACGAGTGTACAAGTCCGTGTGAAGAAAAAGATATTGTCCCATATAACGACAATACGATCACTTTTGAGGGTGATATAGATTCGGATGGACAAAAAGATGTTATTTACACCGAGACAGGTGACGTACTAATTTATTAAAATATTTATAAGAATGGCATTTAGAAGAATTTCGGATCTAAGTTCAAGTTTAACCCCAAGTGGGAGTGGTATTATCCCTATCTCACAGGACGGGAAAACCTATGGAACTTCATTAGACACAATTAAGGGTCAAATTTCGGATGATCTATCATCTGCATTTGTTTTGAGTTCCTCATTTAACTCATTTACGTCTTCATTAAACTCATCTACATCTTCAATTAGTGAGTTAAATGTCTTCTCATCATCCGCTAAGGAAAGACTTGATTCTATCGAATCATTTACAGGATCTTTAGACGATGGATTTGCTACCGATTACGAAGTTCAAGAATTAAGAGAGTATTTCAACACATATACTTCCTCAAACAATTATGTTAACACAGAACAGAATGGAAGATTAGACGCATTAGAAAACGCAACCGCGAGTATTGAGACGGATTTAGATGTTGTAAATGGTAGATTAAATTCTATTGAAATTACCACCTCAAGTATTGAGACCGACATACAAACGATTGATGGTAGACTTAATTCTATAGAAATAACTACAGGTTCTCTTAGTTCTGAAATTGAGATTGAGAGGGGTAGAATAGATGCCATTTTGTTCTCATCAGATGCTGATAAAGATTCGTTTAAAGAAATTGTAGATTTAATTAATAGTGTTGATACCGAAAATGATAATGCATTTGCGACATACGTGTTGGAATCAAATAATAGATTTGGTGCAATTGAATCGGAGACAGGATCAATTCGTTCCGATTTCAACCAACACACGTCGTCAGCAGATTCTAAATTTGAATCAATTGAGTTAACCACATCTTCATTAAATGGAAGGGTTAGTTCTTTAGAAACTGAGAGTGTTAGTGTTAGAACTGACTTTAATACATACACATCATCTAATGATGGTAGGTGGGAAGTATTAGATAATAAAAGTGGTTCATGGATAACGTTAGGTGATATTCCTCCGTACCCAACACCACAACCAACCGCGACACCAGTGGTTTTAACAACTATTGAAGGTCGTTTAGATTCTTTAGAGATTGAGAGTGGATCAATAAGATCTGATTTTAACGACTTCACTGCGTCGTTTTTAATTATCTCCGCATCATTTAATGAAAGGATCGAGAATATTTTATCAGGTTTAATTGAGTGTTGTTACCCACCGACGGCAACTCCGAATCCTACTGCGACACCAAATCCAACACCTGATCCAACAGCAACACAATTCCCAACAGCAACACCACCACCTTCACCCGAACCAACTGCCACTGAATTACCAACGGCAACTCCATCGGCCACACCAAATCCAACACCATCATCTACACCAGAACCAACCGCGGAACCAACTCCTAATCCATCGGCAACACCACCATCAACTCCAAACCCAACCGCCACTGAATTACCAACACAAACACCACCACCTTCACCCGAACCAACAGGAACTAGTACACCTGAACCGACCGCAACTGAATTGCCGACACAAACACCACCTGCCACACCTCCATCTACCCCTGAGTCAACTGCGACTCCGACACCACCACCTTCACCTAATCCGACATCAACACCTGGAGCCACTCAAAACCCAACCCCCGAACCTACGGCAACCTCAACATTGCCAGCAACACCACCACCTTCACCCGAACCGACAAACACACCAAATCCAACGGCAAATCCAACGGCAACACCTGTACCGACTGATGGTTCAACACCATTACCGACAGAAACACCTAATCCAACTGCGACAGAAAATCCTACCGCAACTCCTAATCCGACGGCGACTGAACAACCTACACCAGTACCAACCGCCACGGAAAACCCAACGTCAACCCCGAACCCATCGGCAACTCCGCAGGCAACACCTAACCCAACCGCCACTGAGTTACCAACTGCGACACCTAACCCAACGGCAACTTCAGAACCAACCCCACAACCGACCGCTACTGAAAATCCAACACCAACCCCTAATCCATCGGCAACACCGGATTCTACACCAAACCCAACGGCAACGGAGAACCCAACAAGTACTCCTAATCCTACCGCAACTGTAGAGCCAACCCCAAACCCAACGGCAACTGAATTACCGACGGCAACACCTAACCCATCGGCAACCCCCAACCCAACACCGGACCCAACGGCAACTCCCGGACCGACACCTGATGCGACACCTAATCCAACATCTACACCTCAGGCAACACCTAACCCAACGGCGACGGAGAATCCAACAGCGACACCGGTGCCAACATCTACCCCTAATCCAACCCCTAACCCAACAGCAACCGAGTTACCAACCGCTACACCTAATCCTACCGCCACACCAAATCCAACACCACAACCAACTGCCACAGAATTACCGACGGCTACACCTAATCCTACCGCAACACCAAATCCAACGCCAAACCCAACGGCAACGGAGAATCCAACTGCGACACCAAATCCAACGGCAACTCCAAATCCTACACCTGAACCAACAGTAACGGAGAATCCTACGGCAACTCCAAACCCAACGGCAACTCCGGATCCGACCCCTAATCCAACAGCAACGGAGAATCCTACGGCAACTCCAAACCCAACGGCAACACCACAACCAACGCCATCATCCACACCAAATCCAACGCCTAACCCGACACCAAACCCAACGGCAACACCACAACCAACACCAACATCAACTCAAAGTGGATCAGCTAACACATTATTTGTTCATATACCAAATTAATAAAGACAATGACGAACGATAGATTAAAAGAAATAACCGCGGAATTAAATAGGTCAACCTCCGATGAAATTGTTGGGGTTGGGTATGGATTTAAGACCATTAATGGAAAATCAACTAATGAGAGAACAATTGTTTTTACTGTCATTAGAAAGAAACCATTGTCTGAAATACCTGAAAATGAGAGAATACCATCTCAAATAACAATTGACGGTGAGACATTTAGTACTGACGTTATAGAGGGGACCAACTCCCCTTTCGCCTTCGGGTACTGTGATCCGAGTTTCTATGATTGGCAGAGTACCCCACCAGAAAACAGAGCCAAACATAGACCCCTAATAGGTGGGATCTCTGTGACGAATTTTACTGCATTAGGTAATTACGTTGGTACATTAGGTTTTATTGCTGTTGATAATGATACGAATTCCTTGGTTGCGATTAGTAATAATCACGTGTTATGTGATGACGCATTTTTTACCACAGAAAGAAATTTAAGTGGTGTTAAGACAAACGTCTTCACTCCAAGTGGTCATAGTGTTACACAGCCTAATGAAGTGGGTGATTATGGTTTATCTAATACTATTGGTATCGTTAAAAAGTACCAACCCTTGTTAGATGTACCGGCATCTAATAAGGTAGATTGTGCTGCGATCTCCCTTGAATTTATTGATCCCGAAGAACAACAAACTATAGACATATCAGTCTCGTGGAATCAGTTCGGTATTACAGGAATGACTAGTGCTCCAAGATTTGCGACAACGGAGGAATTAGATGCCATATTTGAAAATCCTGAACAGATTTATTATAGTGCCGGTAGAACAACGGGGGCTAAAGGAGAAGGAGATACTAAACTTTTTTGTACCGCATATTCCACCTCAGCATACCTTGAATATGAAAAACAGGGTAGTCAGGTTGGTGTTTATATGGATGATACGTTCGAATTACAGGCGAGTGGTTCTACAACCCAACAAGGGGATTGGTGTTACTACCCATCGAATGCGGGTGATTCGGGATCGGCAATTTTGTGTGAGTTAGAGACCGATAGAGGAAGCGAGTGGGTTATTGTCGGTTTATTATATGGTGGTAGATCAACTTATGATCCTGTTTCTGATTCATTTATACCAACAGCGACACTTTGTAATAGGATTGATAATGTATCAGATGCTTTAAACATAAGGGCGTGGGATGGTACACTTAACGGCATTGCCTTTTCAAATAATAGTCGTGCCAAAACCTATGTTACTCAGGCAAGTTCATCTGATAAATTTTTAATTATTGATGGGGAGAAATATTGGCAGATGGGTCTTGTGGTTGATTCGGAATACCCGACATCTACACCAGTTCCCACCAATCAGGCGACTCCGGTTCCCACATCAACCCCTAATCCAACCAATGATCCGACACCTAACCCAACGTCAACACCGGCCGCCACTCCAAATCCAACGTCAACGTCAACACCACAACCATTTACATTAATTTACGGTTATGAGCACACCAATAGTTGTACAACATCGGTTAGTGAAATTTATTATAATGGTGTACAAGACGGTACAACGATGAACCTAACTCAAGGAAGTACAGGTAATGGTAACCTTAGAGTTGCGGTGGTTTACCCCGGAGATCAAATTTTAATTAAGTATAGACCGTTTAACCTGACGTTCCCATGTACACAAACATATACCGCACCAAGTACAAGGTTAGAGTTGAATGGGGTGAGTGTGGGTTCAACAAATTTTGATACACAAAACTACGCAACATATTCGTACACAGTACAGCAAGGTGTTAATCCGAATTTTGTTATCGTAATGGAAAATAGTCTGGTTCCAACGGCAACACCCGCACCAACCTACACACTCACATTACAAAATGCAACGGGGGGAGAATGTGCTAAAGGTTATATCTATATAGAAAAGAATGGTACTGAAGTTGCGAGAATGACAAAAACTCAGACTCAGACATCAGCATCATGGAACACATCAAGCGTGACATTCACACAATCAGACACTGTTTACGTTAAATCATTTTCACAAGGTGGTGGTGGTGCAGGATGTGTGAATGAGGACACAAGAGTAAGATCGGTAGTGGATGGTGTTACTAGAACAACATCGGAAGCACTTACAGGAACAAATAACCAAGGTTATTTACTACCCGATAGTAACCATACAATTACGGGTCACTTTATTGCGATAGGTGGATTATAAAAATATGGGTTAGATATTTATTAATATGGAATTCTTTATACGAAAAGGGGCGACAGACCCCATGTTAAAAATGAGATTGGTTGATGATGGTAGAAATGATAAATCGTCTTTGAATGATTTATTAGAAAATGCCGATATCACGATTGATATGTATGAAGTAGAAACCGAAATACCTCACATATTAGGTGGACAATGTTATCTAACCACAAGAACAAAAAAATACGATCAGACCACTGACGAGTATTATATCACCTATAGGTTCACCGAGAGTCAAACATCGGAATCAGGTAAGTATGAGGGTATTATAAATGTTCAGTTTAGAGACACTAACTTACAACCCACGAACAAATTGATCGTACCTATCAAAGAGAAGTTATTCATCAACATAATCTAACTCGTCATTTGATATTTTCATTATTTTTTCTTATATTTGTATAGATTAAGACTAACTACCTATCCAATAGGTAAGCTAATGTGTCACCTATATTTTATGAATAATGAGAGAAATAATTTCCCAAGAGGTCATTGAGGAGTTCCTTAATGGTGCGGATCCCGAAGAGTACATAACAGGTATTGAATACGAATATAGTTCTAATACCATCTACAAAATTATTCAACACCCCGAGAAGGGTAAAATCATTCGGTCAGATAAGTTAACCCCATTCCTGTGGGTTGATGATATTACAGAATTAAATTTTTATAACGGTAGTAAAGCACTCCAAAAGAAGAAAATGTTGGAGTACGGTATTATAATCGAAAAATTAGAAGATCAGGGTAATGAACGTTTATCTAATGGTTTTAACTACCTAGTAAAGAGTACTAAAGGTTATAAAGAACTTTTAGGTTTTTTTAGACAAGGAGGAATAAATCCGTGGGATGATAAAGTAAAACATCATTTTATCTTACTGAACCCTAAAGAACAATACCTAATCCAAAAAGAAAAACGTCTTTTTAAGGGTATTGAAGAATATGAGGATGTACATCGTTTAGTATTCGATATCGAGACCACTGGTTTGGATCCTGAAACCGACAAGATTATTCTTATTGGAATGAAGGATAATCGTGATTTTATAAAGATTATCAGTGCATTTGGGGAGGATGGTGAGAAGAATTGTATTATAGAATTCTTTGAATATGTTAAAGAATTAAAACCAACGATTTTTGCGGGATACAACTCCGCGTTCTTTGACTTCCCATTTATTTTAAAGCGTGCCGAAATATTAGGTATTAATGTTGAAGAACACACTAAGGTCTTTGTAGATCAAGGTATGAAACAACGAGAGGGTATTCTTAAACTCGCCAATGAAATTGAGGACTACACTCAACACATGATATGGGGTATGAACATTCTCGATATTGCACATGCCGTCCGTAGGGCACAAGCCATCAATTCAGAGATTAAGTCTTGGGGGTTGAAGTACATTACCAAGTACTTAGGTGCGGAGAAAGAGAATCGAGTTTATGTGGATGGTGCATGGATTTCTAAAATATATCTCGAGAATGAAAGTTATTATGTCAATCCAAAGACAGGTAACTATAAAAAAATAGGTGAGAAAGGGACCGAAGGATTATTAGAGAGGTATCCGGGTAAGTTCGAAGTTTGGACAGGTCGTAAGATTGTGGAACAGTATCTTGACGATGACTTGTATGAAACTATGGTTGTCGATGATTCATTCTCACAATCAACTTTCTTACTTTCTAAGTTGGTACCAACCACTTACGAACGTATATCCACCATGGGTACAGCTACTCTTTGGAAACTTATTATGTTGGCGTGGTCATATAAACACGGTTTAGCGGTACCTGAGAAACAGGATAGACGAGCAATTACAGGTGGATTATCACGACTTCTTACTGTTGGGTATTCGACTAATGTAGTTAAGTTTGACTATTCTTCTCTTTACCCATCCATTCAGTTGGTTTATGATGTATTCCCTGATTGTGATGTTATGGGGGTACAAAAGTCGATGTTGAAGTATTTCCGTGATGTTCGTATTAAGTATAAGAAGTTGGCGGGTCAATACAAGAAAAGTGATCCTGAGTTATCGGAGAAATACGATCGTAAACAATTACCCATTAAAATCTTTATTAACGCATATTTCGGTTCCTTATCCGCACCACAAGTCTTTCCATGGGGTGATATGGATATGGGTGAAACAATCACATGTGTGGGTAGACAATGTTTACGTATGATGATCATGTTCTTTAAAGAACGCGGATACAAACCATTGGTTATGGATACGGATGGTGTGAATTTCTCGTGTCCCGAAAATGTCGATGAGCGTCAATATATCGGTAAGGGTTTAAATGAGTTGGTCGAAGAGGGTAAAGTTTACACGGGTGCCGAGGCGGATACTGCCGAATTTAACGACATATTCATGAGAAATGAGATGGGGTTAGATATTGATTACGTCGCACCCGCGACGGTTAACTTCGCACGTAAAAACTACGTCCTTAAAAAACCAAGTGGTGGATTAAAGTTGACAGGTAACACCATTAAATCAAAGAACTTACATGGTTATATTGTTGACTTTTTTGATGAGGGGTTAGAATTATTACTCGATGGTAAGGGACAGGAATTTTTAGAGGTATATTATAGATATATCGACCTCATCTTTAACAAACAAATCCCATTATCTAAGATCGCTAATAAATCGAGGGTTAAACAAAGTGTTGAGGACTATAAGAAACACATGAAAAAGAGAACTAAAAGTGGTTCTCTTATGTCTCGACAAGCACACATGGAATTAATCATGTTGAATGATTATCCTGCGGGTTTAGGGGAAACGATCTACTATGTCAATAATGGTGAAAAGAAAAGTGATGGTGATGTGCAAAAGATCACCAAACCAACCAAAAAACAACAAGAAGAGTATTTTCAGGAACACGGAGTACCCATTCCTCCTGATTATGTAAAAATCAATTGTTTTATGGTGACCGAGAAAGAATTAGAAGAGAACCCCGATATGAAGGGGGATTATAATGTTGCTCGTTACATCAACACCTTTAATAAAAGGATTGAACCGTTGTTGGTGGTGTTCCACCCCGAAATACGTAATGAGATTTTAATTGAGGATCCCGCAAACAGACCATTCTTTACTAAAAGTCAGTGTGATTTGGTATCGGGTTTCCCAATGAAGGAAGATGGACAAGATAAGTATGATGAGGTTATGACCTTATCGGACAGTGAAGTTCTTTTTTGGAATAAGGTAAAGAGGGACCCTTACTTCATGTATTTAGAGGATAGTATCAATTATGTTGACCCTTATTGGGTCCAAACCAATAGAGAAGTTGTGGAATTTAAAAAACCATCAACAATATCCAATAGTGATGAAATAATTGAAACTAACGGTAGGGATTTTGCCTATCACACAGATGATAGAGATTATTAGATCATATTAAAAGGTGACTGTATAGGTCGATACTTTAAAGATTTGTTTAAATTTTCGGCCTCGTTTCCTTTTCTCTCTAACATCTTATCAGGACGTAATCTTTCTAACCTTTGAGTTAACTCCTCAATAAGTTTTAATTTCTCATCTTTACCTTCTGTTAAAAGGGAACTATAATCTAATTTAACCTGACTATCAGGTACTTGTAGGTCACCCGAGAATTTAGAATAGATTCTACCTAACCCCTCCTTAGAATAAGCAATAAGATACTTTCTCACCCAATTCTGTGCGGGTTTGTTAAGTGTTTCCCATGTCAATTCTTCGGTAGCAATGTCTGAAGGTAACTTTACAACATCTTTATTTTTTTCTAAACAATCGTCCCTATCCAATGTGTCATAATACCAATACCATACATAATGGTTGTGTTGTTGGATGGAACCGAAATCAAATCTACCTCCGGGTACGTTGTAAAGGTGAACGTATTTTTTACCTTCAGGACCTGCCGTTACACGGTAAGTCAACTCACCACCGATTAATCGGTTCTTAATGTTTCTATCCTGCATACGTGCTAAAAGATCATACGCGGGTAACATAAAGTATGAACCAGATGTCCCCATCTGTGCAAAACCTCCCACACCACCAAAACCTACACCACCAAGACCACCAAATCCACCTAAAAATGGATCAACAATAGAATCAGTAAGTTCGGCTCTCGTAAACCAAAGTAGTTCATTGATTTCACGACCCGCGGGGATTTCATAAACTTGTTGATTAGGTATAAGTTCTATCTTATCCTTTTTAAGTATTGAATCTCCACCTGCCTGTAAACCAACTATTTTCGAATAAGCGTGAGAATATTGTGTCTCATAGTCTAACGACCTTGTCGTGAATGCCCTTGTTAGGGATTGGGTGTCAACGTCTAACCCAGCTAAAGACGACCATTGTGACTCAATTAACCAATCACTTACATATTGTTCATATTCATCGAGGGCTAACTCGAGGAATGTATCCATCTGTTCCTCAGTCAGTTCAACTGACCTAATAGGCATCCCTAACAGATGATAAACCTGAGAATATAACTTATCCTTATTCGTTGGTGTGATGATTGTACTTGCCATACTTGATTTATTACTATAAATAGTTTATATTTGGGAAAACCGAAGATGTATTTACATGGATATACAGAAATTAAAAAGAAATATTAAATTAGATCTCGGTCAGGTTAAATTGATTTTCCTTAATGATAAAACGAATAAGGGTTATTTCATCACATCGTTAAACAAAATCATCTCAAAGTACCAATATGATGGGGTGAATTTTAAATTTGATGAAAACGAGGGTGTTTGGGATTTTTACAATAGGAGACCTAAATGGGGGGTATGGCAAAATATAAATGGTGAATGGAAATGGTCCTACATAAACACCATTGAAACCAACCAAAGCGCCATTTTAGTTTTATTGAATTTCTATAACGACTTAATTAAAAAGGGGAGAATAACGGGTGAATTATTGACCTATCACAGTCTAAGTAATTTTTTTAATGAAAGTTGTGATAGACTTATGGACTTTATCGACAAGTATTTCGATAGGGTTTTTGGTCTTTATGAGTCGACAGAATTATCACGTAAACTTTCTGTCGCAACGGCACAGACATGGTACGGTTCAATCTTTTCAGAATTATCCTATGTTAGATATGTTATTAAGGATAAACCTTATGAAACCCTTTATGGTAAGGATAGGGGTGATGGTGACGACTATAATAAGGGTGTTGACTTCATTATAAAAAAGGACGGTATCGAATACACGTATCAACACAAACGATGTAACGATAATAAAGACTATGTCCAAAGAGTCGTTTTAGATGATGAAAATGATACGGTTATTATACCTATTGAAATAAACAAACGTAAACACTCGACTATTAACTACTTAATTGTGGAGAATAACGGGACGATTTACGAGTTTAATATCGATGGTATTAATGAGGACGAAACTATAATTGTTGAGGGGTCTCAGACAATCATCCCTAATGAAAGATTAGAAAACGTTTATGATAAGGTTATAGACGAGAATACTGAAATTTTAATGTCCATATTCTATCGGTGTATAAAATTGGAGTATTCGTTTGAGATTTTTGATTCTTATGAACCTTACGTACAATTTAATAAGGAAAAGAAGGAAGTTCTCATTGGTTTTAATAATGTCGACTTGGAGTCCATTGAAAAGGAACTGAGAACTTGTTTGGAAGAGTTACTTAATACTTTTGACTAACTCACTCGCGAAACTTTCTGAGTACTCACCATCACCCATAACTTGATCGATCACATCCTTCTTCTTTTGTAGGATGTTATATATTGTCATTTCTATTGTGTTTTCAAACACAGGGTAGTAAACAAGAACACTATTTTTTTGACCATATCTATATGCCCTATCTTCCGCTTGGGAATGATCTGCGGGTACAAATGATAAGTCATTCATTATAACGGTATCTGCTGCGGTTAAGGTGATTCCCACACCCGCAGCTTTAATGTTTCCGATAAATATTTTAACCTTATCCTCGTTTTGAAATCTATCTACCGACTCTTGTCTTCTGTCCTTAGACATTCTTCCATCTAAGACAACGGATTTCTTCTTGTAACGTTCGTGTAACATGTCTAAAGACATGGTGAAATTAGTAAAGACGATTACCTTTCTGTCTTGTTCCAATACTTTATCAATTAGTTCACAGGTGTGTTCAACCTTTTCGATCGCGATTAATTGACGTAACTTCATTAATCTATTAAGGGTAACCGTTATACTCTCCTTATCTTTATTTTCTTCACTTAACCTTAAGAATTCGGTCAATTCGTCATCGTAGAATGAGTTTTTAAGTTCTAACCATATTGGGGAGATTATTTTTTCAGGAAGATCTAAAATATCGGTTTTTAATCTCCTTAGAACAATACCTTTAGTTTGTTCCCTTAGTTCATCCAAATTACTTGCACCACTCGTGTTCCATATCTTTCTACCTCCAACCCTGAATTGGTATCCCTTACAATACCTCATTACATAACTTTTCCAATTTAGGGTTAATGGGGAGTTTACGATTTTAAGAAGGTTGTAGTAGTTTATAGGTCTCGAAGTCATTGGTGTCCCTGTGAGTAACCAAACTTTAGGAATTTTGGCAAGTATATCATTTAATAGTTTGGTTCTTTGTGCCTGACTATTAGAAATATAATGTGCCTCATCCACAATCGCAAGATCGAACCCTTCGTTGACTATAATCTGATACGCTTCACTTTCCTCACTATTCTCTGTAGTATGGAAATTTTTAAGGATATCGTAGTTAATTATGTAGTATTTGAAGGTGGATCCCCATTTCTTACCTTCAACTACGAGAATGTAGTCATCAGAGTAATTCTCAATCTCTCTTTTCCAATTGATTTTAAGTGACGCAGGACAAACAATCAACACTTTCTTTGCACCACTTTCCATAGATGCAATGACTGTACTAGTTGTTTTACCAAGTCCCATGTCGTCTGCGAGGATAAACCTATCGTTAGCCAATAATTTTTCGATCGCAATCTTTTGGTGCTCCATAGGAGGTCTTTTAGAATATGGAGTGTAATCTATTACCCTATCTAATGTTTTCTCCTCTTGAATTATGGATGCCTTTGGTAACCACATAGGGATGGGTTTCATCTCTTTAGTTAGGTTTCCCCATATATGATATGCCTTATCACTTTCACAAAGTAACTTTTCAACCCAAACCTCTTCTACGGGTTTCATTAAGAGTCTCTCTTCCTGTAACTTGGCACCAAAATGTTTTGCGATAGAAAGGTATTTCCTCGCAACTTTAGGTTCGGTTTGCCAATATTTTAGTACATAATCGGATTGTGGTCGAGTAAGACCAAAATTTTTGACAGTTTCAAATTTCCTCTTCCATTCAAGGATTTGGTTATTAAAACCCGTATAACCTGTCACTATTTCTCTTGCCTCTATTTCAGGTATGTTATTTCCCATATTCAATACTTTAAATATAAAGAAATCAAATCAATATTTAAACTATTTATTGTATATGAATAAGAAAGTACCTATCACAAGACTTAGTAAGTTCTTCGCTAATGAGGATTTTGATTTTAATGTTCAATTAGGTCAGGAATATCTTCATGGTGATTTGAACATGAAATTAGTACTTTATCGTGTGGATAGGGAATCTACAGATACTGATTCAGTTTATGCCGAGGTTGGTAAAGATCAGATCAAATTTTTCCCCCCTGTAGAGTTTAATGCATTAGTAAAGGTGGAACAACCCAAGAATAGTTCATATACAAAAGGAAATGTAAGATATCTCGAACCAGGTAACTTAATTCTATCTGTTTATTTAAAACACCTAAAAGATTTAAACATTGATATTAGGTATGGTGATTTTATTGGTTATCCTGAAACTGAGGATAGAATAAGATACTATACTGTAAGTAATGATGGTAGAGTAACATCAGATAATACCCACAATATGTTTGGGTATAAACCATATTACAGAACAATAACTTGTGTTCCCGCACAGGAAACCGAATTTAGAGGAATATAATGGGTTACCCAAAAAAGAAAAATAACATTAGTGTCTACCAAGGAAATCAATTGGTGGAAAGGAGACAAGAACTCTTAGATAGAATTACTAAGTCAGATTCTTATCTTCCTGACTCTGTATTGCATGACGATTTAGATTTAGGGATGTTAGATTTCGTTAGAAATAATTTTAAGATTGTTTCAGATGGGGAACAGGTACCCATGATCCCTAAAATTTTAACCATGCAACGTTGGGGGGAATTCACTAACACATGGAACTTCTCAGATTTAGATGGTAATATTAAACTTCCCTTCATTGGAGTCATTAGGAAACCTGATGTTCAACCAGGAACAAATCCAAGTTTACAGAGAACAATACCTGACAGACAGCAATTTCACTATGCATCAGTTCCAACATGGGATGGCACACAAATGGGTGCGGATATCTATAAGATACCTCAACCCGTGGCAATTGATATTGGGTATGAGGTAACGATCGTCTGTACAAAATTTAGAGATTTAAATAAGTTTAATCAGATTGTTATGCAGAAATTCTCTTCGAGACAGGCATATACAACTGTAAAAGGACATTACGTCCCTATTGTTTTAGATGCGATAACTGATAATTCCCCTGTGGATTTGGATAATCGTAGGTTTTATATCCAAACCTATAACTTCACCTTGCTAGGTTTTATAATTGATGAGGAGGAGTTTGAAGTAAAACCCGCAGTCAGTAGGTTCTTTTTAATGAATGAATTTATTCAAAGTAATAACTTTGAGAAGAAGTATCTAACTAAAAATTTAGAGATATCTGTCGCAACATTTACCGCAGACGGATTACAAACGGTATTTAGTGTTGGTGAAACTATCGGTATTTTATTTAATGTGTCGATTAACGGTCTAGTACAAGAAAGAGATGTTGATTTCTATCATGTATCACTAACATCTAAGATTACGTTCGTTGAACCCCCGAGAGAGGGATCCACCGTAACTATTACTTACTACAAAGGTAGATCAAGCGTTTTCATTGATTCTGAAGGTAATGTTAGACAGGTTGGTACTGAATACTTCACATATGATGGTTCGAGTCTAATCTTCACTACTTTGAACAATATCGATAGTGTTGTTAGTTTAGATGTGAATGGTCTTATACAACAAGAGGGACAAGATTTTACAATTCCAGGTGGTACACAAATCAAACTAGAGGGTACACCAAGAGTCGGTGCGAGAATTGGTGTTACATACCTTTTCTAAGGTTTCCTATTCATTATAGAGGTTACGTTTTCTGTCAGTACAATTCTGATCAATCCACTTTTCTATCACCTTATATAATTTAAATCCATTGTCATCACAATAGGATTTCAACTTTTCATGGTGTTTAACACTGATTTTAACGTTTTTGGTTTTCGTATTATCCATAAAGATAAATATGGATAAAAAAAGATCTTTAAATATTCCGAAATAAAAAAGTCCCGAAATCTTTCATAAAAACAAAGATATTTATAGTAAAACAATAAAAAAATAATAACTAAAGTAATCGATGGCAAATTCAAACAGAGTATTCGTTTCTCCAGGTGTCTACACATCAGAGAAGGATTTAACGTTCGTAGCGCAAAGTGTGGGTGTAACTACACTAGGTTTGGCGGGTGAGACTATTCAAGGTCCCGCATTCGAACCTATTTTAATAAGAAATTTTGATGAGTTCAAAACATATTTTGGTCCTACTTCACCTGCGAAATACTCGGATGGTAATCCTAAGTATGAGTTAGGTTACGTGGCAAAATCATACTTACAAGAATCAAATCAACTTTTTGTGACGAGAGTTTTAGGTTTAACAGGATACAAGCCTTTAAAGACTTTCGCAATAAAGACTTTGGGGGGTATCACTGTAGATACCACTAATTTGGTTACAGGTATCACTGAAACGTTAACCGGTGCGACTACTAACATCTCAACATCATCATTCATTGGTGATTTAAATAATAAAACCGCAACTGACGGTAATTCAGTTCCTGACTATATCAATTCAATCACGGTACAAGATGGAACGTGGTTTACAATTGGTTACGTTGACCCTAACACTACAGCACCTTTAAATGATTCTTTAGAAGAAACAGGTCCTATTGGTTCCAATGTGGAGAATAATTGGTACAATTTCTACTTTAAAGAAAATGGGTTGGGTGTAATCGACGGTGTCTATTCATATCTGTTCGTTTACGACGGAACCTCCACAGGTTGGACAATCACTCAATTTGAGTACGTTGCCGAAGTGAATGAGGATTACGATGGTATTGTTATCGCGGCCCTAAGATCTAGAGGTGCGTATAGTGGTGAGACCTTAGATTTAGAAATAACTAATAATGGTGATTTAACCCTTTCTTCTTCTACTATCGCTTCTAACCCAATGGGTGAATTTGTAATAAGTGCAAATGGATCAACTAGTGGTGTTAAATCATTTACATGTACAATGGATATGACATCCACAAAGTACATCACCAAGGTATTGGGTGGGGATGTTTTCGATAAGAAAAGATCCGATTTCCCTGTCTACGTATTTGAGGAGTACCCTAACTTATTAAAATCTTTATATTCTTTAGGTTTAGTTAGAGGTTTAAGTACTGATCTTGTATATCATAATGTTTCAAACGACTTCTTAAGTCAGTGGGAAACCCCAGCATCTCCAACGGTTGTATCTGAAGTGAGAGGTGGTGCAGTTTCAGACTTATTTAGTGTTATTAGTATCTCTGATGGTAATGCCGCAAACACACAGGTTAAGTTAATGATTCAAAACATTGACATTGAAACGGGTGAATTTGATGTGATCGTTAGAGACTTTAATGATTCAGACGATAATGTTGTTGTTTTAGAGAAATTTTCCAGATGTTCTATGAACCCTGACCTACCTGGTTATATCGCAAGAAAAATCGGTACTTCAGACGGTGAATATGAGTTACGTTCTAAATATGTTATGTTGAACATGGCTGAAGAACACCCAATCGATGCATTTCCTGCGGGATTCAAAGGTTTTACTGCCGATAGTTTAGGTGTCGGTTCTAAAATTGGTAATGTTCTATATAAAACCCAATATTTTGATGCGGGTGATACTATTGCCTTTGACTCATTAGGAAATCCTGAATTAACCAATGGAGATAAAGTTAGAAAGGTTTCTTTAGGTCTTTCATCTCAAATTGGTTTCGATTCTGACTTATTCCAATTTAAAGGGGTGAGTGCAAATGTTGCATCACACGGATTCCACTTATCATCAAATGCATCTTCATTAGGGTTTAAAACAACACCTTATGATTTGGAAGGAAATGATAAAGGAAAATTAGATAGTAAATCATTCAGAAAATTCACATTCGCAGTATGTGGTGGTTTTGACGGATGGGACATTTATAGAGGAACCAGAACGAATGGAGATGGTTATATCTTCGGTAAGAATACATATGTGAGTGGTACAACCACTAATGGTGGGGTATTCAGTACTTCAGTTGGAAATTCTGACTACTACGCGTTCTTACAGGCAATTGAGACATTCTCTAATCCTGAGTCGGTTGATATTAACATTTTCGCAACTCCAGGTCTTGATTTCTACAATCACAGTTCTTTGGTAAATCAAACAATCGATATGATTGAGGGTGATAGAGCGGATTCACTTTATATTGTAAACGCACCTAACACTGACAATGTTGATGAAATCATTGACCAATTGGATACTGTAGATTTGGACACCAACTATACCGCAACATATTGGCCATGGATCCAAGTAAGAGATGGGGATAACGCAACTCAATTATACATTCCACCAACAGGTGAGGTTGTTAAGAATATTGCGTTGACCGATAATGTATCATATCCTTGGTTCGCAGTAGCAGGATACCAAAGAGGTTTAGTAAACGCAATTAAAGCGAAGAAAAAACTTACTTTGGATAACAGAGATGATTTATACAAAGCAAGAATTAACCCAATCGCAACATTCTCTGATACGGGTACAATCATTTGGGGTAACAAGACCTTACAGGTTAGAGAATCCGCACTTGATAGAATTAACGTAAGAAGATTGTTGTTAAGAGCAAGAAAACTTATTTCGGCAGTTGCCGTGAGATTGTTATTTGAACAAAATGACGAGCAAGTAAGAAATGAATTCTTAAGATTGGTTAATCCTATTTTGGAATCAATCAAGAAAGAAAGAGGTTTATATGAGTTCCGTGTAACGGTATCTAATGATCCAGAGGATATCGATGCAAATACTTTAAGAGGTAAGATTTACATCAAACCAACAAGAGCATTGGAATTCATTGATGTTGAATTCTTAATTACTCCAACAGGAGCATCATTTGAGAATATCTAATAGATGATAAAAAGGAAAAGGGGAGTCTCACGACTCCCCCAATCCAAAAGTAAAAATTGAGATGACACCCAGTATTATACTGGTTATTTTATACTAGATTATTAATTTCTAATATTATTTATTCTAGTATTTACTGGGTAAATAAAACTTACGGAAATTTTTTGACAATGTCAAGCGAGTTTCCAAACAAATAAAAAAATATTTCTCAAAGAGATATATTTATAATAAAGAATAACTGAGATAACAAATATACAGACATGGCAGATTTATTAATGAAAATGCCGGTTCCTTACGAACCGAAAAGAGTTAACCGATTCATTGTTAGATTCCCTTCTTCATTGGGAATCAATGAGTGGTATGTTACATCGGCCGCTAGACCTAGCGCGAAGATTAACAGTGTTGAAATTCCTTTCTTGAACACTTCAACTTATGTTGCTGGTAGATTCACATGGAATGAACTAAGAGTTAAATTCAAAGATCCAATTGGACCTTCTGCATCACAAGCGTTGATGGAGTGGTTCAGATTACACGCAGAATCCGTAACAGGTAGAATGGGTTACGCCGCGGGATATAAAAAAGATATCGAATTAGAGATGTTAGACCCAACAGGTGTTGTAGTTGAAAAATGGATCCTACAAGGAACATTTATCACTGATTTGAACTTCAACGAATTAGATTACAACAACGATGCCTTGGCAACTATTGACTGTTCATTGAGAATGGATAGATGTATCCAAGTTTACTAATAAAAAAATCTGTCTAGTATTTATAGGGGACCCTTGTGGTCCCTTTTTTTATGAAATAACCTTTACTTTCCAATGGTATTTCTTTAAATTTAAATGTTATAGTAAAAAGTATGATAGATCCAACAATACAATATGATGTAGTAGAACTACCAAGTAGGGGTATTCTTTACCCAAATAAAACTAAGGCGGTTAAAGTTGCATACTTAACGGCATCAGATGAGAATATTCTAACTTCACCCAACTTAGTTGCGAGTGGTAATGTAATTGATGAACTCCTTAAAAGGAAAATTCTAACAAAAGAGATAGCCGTTGAGGACTTAACATTGGAGGATAGACAAGCAATCCTTATTTTCTTAAGAAACACTGCGTTTGGTTCTGACCTTAACATGAGGATCGTGGACCCAAAAACAGATGAATTTTTTGATTATACGGTTGATTTGTCAGAATTGTCATATAAAGAATTTGATTTAAAAGAAGATGAGAATGGTAACTATCCGTATTTTATGGAGAAGTCTAAGAAACATATCACATTCAACTTTTTAACACAGAAAGATGAAATTGAAATCGACCAAATCAATAAAAGTTGGAATGGTATAGGAACCGCACCAATCGTTACAAAAAGATTAGAGAAATTAATTAAATCAGTGGAAGGTAATCCCGATCCAATGAACATTAGAAATTTTATAGAGACTTTACCAATTGTAGACTCTCAAAATTTCAGAAAATATGTCAATAAAGTTAAACCCGGTGTCGATCTGACACAAACCACAATCGCCCCATCAGGAGAAAAAGTCACATTCAATATCGACTTTGGGGTGGAGTTTTTTCGGCCTTTCTACGGAGTCTAAGACCTCACAATACTTAGAAACGATTTACCTCGTAAAAAGAGGGTTCTCCCACAGGGATGTGTTGGAGATGCCCATCTATTTAAGAAGATATTATATCGAGAAAATTATTGAGTTAGAAAACCCCTCGAAATAATATTTATATAGTATGAACGAAAACTATATAAAGTTATTACAGGAAAAAATCGATAATGCCACGAGTCCTGAGGAGCGTAGAAAGTACGAAGACGAGTTGCGTCAAGCGAAGAATGAAAGTAATAAGAATGCGCCTAAACCCCCATCTACAGAGGCGGGTATAATCGCTAAAATAGTTGCCGCGTCTACGAGACAAGAGTATGCTCCGAGAGAACAGTTGAGTTTAGAGGATGCCATGGCCACCTATCGAACAGAGAGGGCTAAAGAGGACACGAGTCCAATCATGGCATTATTAAAAACTGTTGGGCAAATAGCAGAAAATAGTTTAGAATCATATTACAAAGAACAATCCTTTCTCTTAAAGGCGATCAATGAAGATTTAGGATTAACAGGTGAACTATCCGAAGATTTTAGAGAACAGATTAGTGAAGCACAGCCCGCACTTTTAAAGTTAGGTATTAGTTTCGATGAACTAACTGATTCCGCAAAAAAATTAGTTGACACCACAGGTAGATTTGCGTTGGTTGGATCTGATATGTTGGTACGTGCGGGTGAAATTGCACAGGCGTACGGAATGGACATGTCAGAAGTTGTTGGGTCATACGCGGAATTTGAAAAAGTTGGTATAGGTGCGTCACAAGCACAAGAGGCGATCGCTGATGCCGGTAAAAGATCATTAGAAGTCGGTCTCCAATCAAAAACAACCATTAAGGGTATCACCGAAAACATTGATAAACTAAATGCCTATGGTTTCCAAAATGGGGTAGAAGGTCTTGAAAAAATGGTTAGAAGGGCAACTGAGGTTAGGATGAGTCTTAATAGTGTTTTCTCAGTTGCGGACAAAGTTTTTGATCCTGAAGGGGCATTAGAATTATCGGCTAACCTACAAGTATTGGGTGGTGCGTTCGGTGAATTTAACGACCCATTACGACTCATGTATATGGCAACCAACGAGGTTGAAGGACTCCAAGGAGCAATTGAGGGTGTGGCACAAAATTTAGCAACTTACAACGTTGAAACGGGTGGTTTTGAAGTGACGGGTGCGAATCTTAGACAGGCAAGGGAGTTGGCAAAACAAATGGGTATTGACCTTAAAGAATTAACCAACGCGGCGGTCGCGTCTCAAGAAAGAATGGCAGCAGCAACCGCAATGGAGGGTCTTGGTTTGTCAGAAAAACAGGAAGAATTTTTAACCAACATCGCTAGAATGAAAGATGGTAAGATGTCCATCGAATTAATGACACCTGAATTACAAGAGAAGTTCGGAGGTGCAACAGCAATCGCACTTGAGAATATTGATTCCGCCACGGCAGAAACCCTACTCAAATACCAAGACGATTTTAAAGAAATGTCAGAGAGTGATTTAGTTAGAAAACAGGTAACTCTCACAGAAAACATCCAAAGGGATTTACAATATCTTGTTACACTAGCAAGATTAGAGGCAGGTAAGGCTACCGATGCGGCGGTTCAAGCTGCGATTGGGGAGGATAGTAAGAGTATTGGTCAATCATTAAGTAAATCGGCGGATGAAATGACAGAAAAAGTGGCCGCCTATGCAAAAGATATGGGTAGTCAGGTGAGAGAACAGATTAAAACCCTTACAGATGCAAATAAAAAGAATGATAACACGAGCAACACACAAACAACCAATCAAAATGTAAGTGGTAATGTAAATGTGAATTTAACTGCGAATAGTTCTGTTTTAGGGGCGGTTGAAAAGGCGATGATGAAGAGTCCTGAAACGTGGTCCGAAGGGTTAAACTTGGGTAAAAGAGATTTACTCAATACATCATTTACATTGTAATAAGAAATGATAAACTATCTATTTATCTATAAATAAAAGATGCCAAGTTATTTAGATTTTAATAGTACTCAACATTTTAGGGATTATCTCATATCGAGAACCCTACAACATCCTGATGGTCCTCAGACCTTTACGGATGCATCTTATTCTGTACAGAATCTAAATGATCAATCGAATGTGGATCCGGGTGACGTTGAAACAAATCTCTCAACCTACTTAGCGATACCTGACACACAAAACACTTTCACCCCTGATATTTTACAAACAGTAGAAAGTTTAAGACAGTTAACTCGTTTAGAGGATTTAGGTTTATACCCATATTTTACACAAGGCAGTTACAATAATTTTGTAAGTATTATGACTACGGATCAATACGATTCTGAGTCTAGACTTATGAGGTTTGCTGCATCTCATATTAAGAATAACCCACAAGGTCCTGTTTTATCGAGAATCACACAAAATTTAGTTGCTGCGACCTATGGTAGAGTAAGACTCATAGATGCGTTAGAGGGTAATTTGGCAACTGCGGTTAATCTCGTTACGGGTAGGGAAAGTCTTATCGAAAAGAATTATAAAATAACGGTCGCCAAAACCCTTCCAGGTAAGGCGATTGATTTTATACAAACAGTTGCGGGTGTTGAATTTCCATGGAGCGAGATACCTGGGGATTATTTAAGTAATCCTGCGAATCCAATCAACTATAGACCTGAGGCACAAACAACCGCGGGTCAAATATTACAAGACGTTACGGGAGTATTGGGGTCCTTAATAGGTATCCAAAGAAGACCTAAGTTGAGTGCTAAACCATCTGACCTAATGATCGATTATATGGGGTCAGGACAGAAAGATGTGTTATTTGATAATCTAAGATACTCAAAGTATGCTCCTGATTACTCTAAATCGGCAAGGTCACAACAATCATCAAAACTCTTTAATTTCCCTAATGTAATTGGAGATGCAATCAATGATGTACTTGGAATAGGGGCACCGACTCAAGGTGCATATATAGGTGACGATAGGGGTGAGGATGTGAAGTATGCGATGGGTGACTTTAACGATAATCTCGTTAGAAGTTCATATTACATGTCGTTGATGTTTGATTCCGCACAAACAGAACTATTTCAGAAACAACGAAATATTAGTGAGGGTGGTCAAATTGGAGGTAAACTTACGTGGTATAGTACTCAATCTAAAAACAAATTAGGTGCAAATAACCAAGAATACAACTCAGAAAGATCACAGTTAGAGGAATCACTTTCCAATAGATATAATTTTAGATCCGATTCTATAATGGGTAAAACCCAAGAATTGTTAGAATCTATGCCATCCGATGGTGGTGCATCAAGAACACACGTTGCTAACGCCATTGATCAAACAAGTAGAATCTTTAAAGAGGGTGACGTTATGTTATCGAGAGGTTCTGCGATAAAGTATGTTGATCAGTATGGTGGTGAGACAGGTGTGGAATATTGTCGTGTATGGACTAAGGACAGAGGTTATATGAACATGTCCGATACCATGAAGAGAACGGGTAATATTAGAAAGTACGACGACAGTGTTATGAGTACTCCGTGGAACCTGAATATTGCTCCCATGTCTAATGGGGAAGGTTCATTCGAAGGTTCGACCAACATCTTTAAAGGTGGTGACGGGTACTACGCAAAAAAATATATGTTCTCTATTGAAAATTTGGCGTGGAAAACATCTAACACACCTGGTTTTACATATAGTGACTTACCATATTGTGAAAGAGGAAATAACGGTGGACGTGTTATGTGGTTCCCACCGTATGATTTGAAAGTATCTGAACAGAACAACGCTAGGTGGGATGAAAACAACTTCATTGGAAGACCTGAACCAATCTACACATATCAAAATACATCTAGATCAGGTCAAATATCATTTAAGGTTGTTGTTGACCACCCAAGTGTATTAAATCTTTTAGTACAAAAGGCATTCAAAAATATGTCAGATGAAGAGGCGGACAATTACATTAATGCGTTTTTCGCGGGTTGTGAAGAAATCGACTTCTATTCATTAATTAGAACATATACAACACTGACAAGAGAGGATATTGATAGAATTAAAGATTATTTAGAGGGTGGTACAGATCCTGAGGTTATTAAAAAATATAAAATAAGAACCGAGACTGAGATAATTGATAAACCCGACCCATCCCCAATAAATCAAGAACCTATTACTGAAACGGTAACATTATATTTTAGAAACGATTACCCAAAGGTAAATCCAAAGGTACAGTCCGAACACTTATATGAGGATCTGTACAATACGTATATTGATACATCGGGTTCTACCACTAATCCTAGTGATGGGACCTATATGAAAGATTTGAGTGATGGGTTGAATATTTTGTTTAGTGGTACGGAAACCGCAGCAAAGAAAAACGACAAACAGGTTATCTACGGCAGGACAGATGTTACCGGTACCCAAGAAGATAAAGATATGGTTATGGAAAGAGCCAAAAAAGGTTTTGAAAAATTAAAACAAAACTTTGAGGGTTATAAAAATCATATTGAAGAATTGAAAACTAAAATTGAGGCGGGGGAAATTAAACAATTAGAAGTTAATGTAGTATCTAGTACCTCTTCAGTTGCCGATGATGACTATAACGTTAAGTTATCTCTAAGAAGAACCCATAGTATATTATTAGACGTAGTAACTAAAATTTCAAAAAGTGGTAGGAATGATATAGGTTGGTCGACCACTGTACCTTCTGATGGAACGACAAGTGTTGCTCGTGATAATAAAATTACGTTCAAAGAATTGGGGTACGAGGGTATTGAGGGTGAATTAATTATAAAAACAGATAGTATTGGTGAGAATAATAAAATCGATGCAAACACCTTAGGTGGTGGAGAAGTAAATGTCGACTGTCATGGAGGAGAACTCCTCTCAAGTAAGGCAATAAAAAGAACCGCCCCCGCAACATTTTACTGTAGACAAAGTACGGTGATGTTTAAACACACCCCCGTAGATAAACAACCAGAAAAACCAAAACCGGATACCAAATACTTCTTAGATCCTGACGGAACATATCAACCCCCAACAGTAAAGAAACCACCTATTGATGAGATGAAACGTATCATCATGAAGACCCTTTCTGAGTGTTATTACTTTAAGGTGTTGGAGGAGGAGTCTCCTGTACAGTTCAGTAGTTTAAAGGAAAAATTAAGATATTTCCAACCTGCGTTCCACTCAACAACACCCGAAGGACTCAATTCAAGGTTGACGTTTCTTCTTCAGTGTGTTAGACCTGGTGATACCATACCAATTAAAGGGGTGTCTTCAGACTTGGATATTAGAGCAAGGAACACCTCATTTGGACCACCACCAATTTGTGTAATTAGGGTGGGTGATTTTTATCACTCTAAGGTGGTTATTAGGGACGTTAACATAACATACGATGAAGGGGTGTGGGATTTAAATCCTGAGGGAATCGGGGTACAACCCATGATTGCTAATGTTACCCTTCAGGTAAACTTTATTGGTGGTCAAGGACTTTCAAAACCTGTGGAGAGATTACAGAATGCGTTATCATCTAACTTCTTCGCAAACACTGAAATGTATGATCCACGATCTATAAACACGTCTACCATTGACGGTAAAACCGCAGAAGAGTTTACTAAGGAGTTTTTAGAACAATTACAAAAAACAGGAACAACAGAACCGTCAGAACCTGAAGGTGAAGTTGCGGGTAACACCATATCGGAATCTTACATCGGTGATTTTGCGGATGATGAGAAGACCCAACTTACTTATGATAAGATAATTGATTCTGTTTTCGAAAACACCAAAAATTATTTTAGAACATTACAATCAACATATGGTACTACACTAAAAAAGTATGGACCACAAGTACATTCTTTGATTTTTGATCCTCAGTATAGAACTGTAACGACATATACTGTGGAAGGACCAAGTGGTGGGTCCTCGGATTTATTGTTCTTTGGTGAATTCAGTAAGGTGAATAGTTTCGATAAGTTTGTCTTCGACCTTAAAGCAAAATTGGTGGCATCTATCTTAAGTGAGGATGTTTCCACAATGATGAGGTTTGATAGATTTATGTCCACAGACATCATAGATAGATCTAACAAAATACTCAGACCTAAGTTACAAGAATTGGTGGAAAACAAATTAGACGAATTAATAAGTGATTCTTCTATAAAAGAAGTTTCATCAAAAAGAAACCTTTTAACTTTAGAGTTAGATAAGTTAAACTACTTAACAAAATACTTTGCGGACGGTAAAGTGAAGGATGGTTCGGGTACAGATGCAACTTTAGAAGGATTTACATCTGAAACTCTATACGATCATTATGACGAGTGTATTAAATACATAAATAAAAACTCTGATAATTTCACAAAGAAATTAGATACGTCCCTCAACTTTAATTCTTTATCTGTAGATCTAACTGTACTTAGTGATATTTTATCTGTATTATTATATGAAAATAAACAGGCAATTAAAGACATCTACTTGGAGGATAAGACATTGTTTAATGAAACAATTAAAAAGAAAATTGATGATAAAGTAGATTCCTTCTTTGAAGAAACTAAGGAAAAGGAAATTAGAATATCTAAGGACCCCGTTAGAAAAACAGATAAGATGGATCCATTTACAATTTTATCAACGGCCGATATAACAGATCAATCACAATTGGATGAATTAAGCAAAGTTCAATCATCTAAAGTTGAATTGGGCACCACATTAAATTTCTATAAACCATGAGTAGAGAATATTTCAATAGGTATGACTTCTTTGAACAGGATGGAGATTTTAAAATAGTGCCAGGAATTGAGATTCCAATAAAGTCGACAGACAAGTATGTACAGTTCAAAAGAGGTAGAGATAGGTTAGATAAAATTTCACAGGAATATTATAACACACCTGTTTTTGGTTGGTTGATTTTACAAGCGAATCCAAGTGCGGGAAGTCTCGAATTTGATATACCTGATAATTTTATTTTAAGAATACCATTTCCTTTGATAAGTGCCCTACAAGACTATAAGAGAGGGGTAGATTTGTACAACTTGTATTATGGCGACGAATGATTTAAATAACAACGAAAATATTCTTATTAAGGTCGATCAAAATAATCTTATTTATATCGACCCCAATAGTGTTGTAAATAACGGTATCGTCGAACCGAGAGGGACTAACGCAGAGAACTTTGTTACTTATTTGAATTTAGAGGCAGATTTGGTGCCGAGATCAGTACTAAATAGTTCAAATGATGGTGGAGGTACTCTTACTTCCGTAGCCAGTGGTGTCCTTAACCTCCTTCAAAATAAAAATAGTGATTACTTAGATACAAGTTGGACAGATGTCTATACTAACCAACCAAGTAATGCATTAAATAAAGAAGGTAAACCCATAAAAGACACATATGTACCTAATCAGGATTCTAGTGGTCAGTCATTTGGGATAACAAGTGTTGCGGTTGAGGTCAGAGGTACAAACTTCATTCCTTCAGTTACAATAAATTTTGTTGATGTAAGAGGGAAGGTGTTATTTGAATCTCATAAAAGTTCACCATACAATGCCTTCTTCCATCAACCATGGCCAATATTCTATTTAACAATTAAGGGTTACTATGGTAAGGCGATTAAGTACAGACTACATTTAGTCAGTTTCAATTCAACCTTCAATGCCTCTAACGGTAATTTTGAGATTACCACAAAATTCGTTGGTTCAACATATGCATTTTTAAATCATATACCCTTAACCGCCGTGTTAAATGCTCCCTATATGTTCGGTATTGAGAAACCCGAAAAAAGAGAGGTTAATGAATCCACGGGAGAGGTTAAAGTTAAACTATCTAAATCATCACGAGGATATCAAACACTTAAATCTGTTTATCAAGAATATAGAAGAAAGGGTTTAATCGATATCCCTGACGACGTAAATCCGACTCTTAGGGAGTTGATTACCAAAGCAAAATCCTTAGATGTTGAATTAGAAAGAATGATATTTTCCGAAGTTGCCGACATGTCAATTTTTGCACAGGTTAAGGCGATTGAAGATGTTCTTACAGAATATAGGGGTGCGGTCCAAGCATGGAAAACACGTTACCTAACCGCGGAGTATACCACAATTCCTGAGAACAACGGAGAACAATACTTTCATATGACTAAAGGTGATGGATCAACTGATAAGTTCCTCATTGGTGATACGGGAAGTTCTTTACAATCTATTATAAAGGCGTATGATGAAAAGTTAACCAAAGCGTTAAAAACCGCATCTGATAAGGTTAACAATTCTGGTCAGGATCGTAAAACTAAGAATGATTTACGTATTAGTATTACCAATCCAATAAAGAAAGTTGAACCTTATTATACAAAATCAAGTGGGAAGTACGTAGTTGCTATCAATAAACTACTTACACAAATATTAGACGTAAACAAAGCATTCTTAGAACAGAAGTTGAAATTACAAGATGCTGTCGAAAAGAAAATGAATGAGTTTTACGTAGATAAGAGTAAGGGTATTGGTTTTGAACCAACAATTAGAAATGTGTTCGGTATCATTCTCGCAAATGCGGATACGTACATTAAACTAATGAAGAGTACCCACTTACAAGCACACAATGTAGGTAAGGAAAGGGCGGATATATTAGTTGGGTTCGAGAGTGAGACACCAAATAAGAATGCAATCTATCCATGGCCCGAAGTTAAAAAGGTGAGTGAGGGTAACTCAAAGGTTTTGGCGTATCCGGGGGAGAAAGATTTAATTGGAAAGTTAAACTCAGACAATAAGGTTTTATGGCCCGAAGTTGATTTTGTCGAGAATTATTATGCCGTTAGTACGTTGAAGGTTGATAATCTCGTGAACAAAGAGAAGACATTTAATTCAACGGTCTTTGTGTTCGATTCTAACGATGTTGATCAGAAAAGTCTAAAACCTATTTCGACGACTAAAGTGATTCATGGTACAATACCGTACATGGATAAGAACCTTGCGTCTATTATGTACGAGATATACGAGAGAACACAGGTCGTGTCTCTATACGACACATTCACAGAGGGAACGTTAGGTGAATTAGGTAAGTTAGAGTTTGATACTTTACAAGAGTTAGTTAAAGAAGATTATTACATTGTTGATATTCTAAAGGCACAGGTTAATAGTAATGATACCTTACGAGATTTAATGAGATCATTCTCACCCTACGAAAGGTATCCTTATTATCAGGATAAACTACCAACCACATCTTATTTAAAAGACCTTAGAGGTACATCATTTAAATTAGAATCATATAAGGGTGGATCTACGGTTAATCCCGATAGAAATGAAGAGTACCCTAAATTACAGGAGGAACTTCTTAATTATACAAATGAAGAGTACAGAACTAAAATTTACCCGTACACTTCTGATACCTATTTGGGTTACATCGCTAAAGAGTCGTTTACAAAGGACGAAATCGATATAAGAGGTTTATTTAAAATTAACACCAATGAAGGGTTTATATCTTCACCTGTGGAACCAAAGGCGTGGGGTAACCTTTTAAATTTATTTGAAAGAAATATCGGTGTGGGTGATGAAGATGTACACATTCTAAATTCACCTTACTTCCACAAACAAATTTTCGAAGATTTTCATAATACAAATGCAGAGGGTAAATACAAAGGTTCTTCTTACCTACTATTGAACTCTATGGATTTTAAAGACCTAACCCACTACATTAAGTTAGATGGTAAAGAGGTCAGAATGAGTAGTCTCTTTACCGAGGTTGGTGCGTCTCATTATATTCCATATCATTTAATTCTAAAATGGGGATCCATATACCACAGATACAAAACGTTTTTAATTGATGGTGTTGATATCATTGACGGTGCGGATCAAAATATAAATGTTCAAACATTTTTCGATAATAGTAATAATGTTTCTTACAGTGGTATAACATATGCGTCAAATGAACATGTGGGTTTATACCCATACTATAGTTCCATTTACCATCAGGTACTAAATGATTATACATTCTTTGACCCCAACGATACTACAGGTGGGACATTTGAATCCGCAATTACAAACAAATACCTTTATGTAAATGGTTTCAAACCATCGGGAGGTAATGATAGAACATACTATAACTCATTTGTCGATAATAGTCGATGGGATAGTAATGACCAGAGGTATACTATCCTCCCGTCACATGATAGAATGTTAAGGTTTAATTACCTATCAGATTTTACGGATACCTCTCTTTTTAATTTTAAAACTAATTGGTCTAGAAATTCTAAAAATTTCAAGATTAATGAATACACACTAACAGGACAAACCATACCCCAATACGGAGAACACTTCGTTGATATGGGGACCAACAATAAAAAAGTTATCGATTTAATCGGAACATTTAGTCCTGATATATTAGACTCCTTTGAGACTGCATTCTTAAACTTCGCTAGTGAAAAGGTTGAGACCTACAGTGAGTATAAACAATTCGAGGGAGTGACCTACGATAAATTCCAAGATCTACTTAGGGCGTTATCGTCAGTAAAGAAAGAAACTTCGGACGACCTAACTAATATAGATACGGTTATTAAAAACATATCGAATAGACAAAATCTAAGTCACGAACAAATTACTGAAGAGATATATGGTACAAATAATCTTTTGAAACTAACAATATCAAACCCTAAAGAGTTAGACTCACATATTTTAAGTGCATATGCTCGTGAATTAGATCGGTTGGTAGATTTTGGAAGTTTTAATCCGAATCAAGTTGTGGGAAATTCAAAATATATTGAACTTTTTATTGGTGAGGATATAGATGGATACTACGGAGAGTTTTTCCAAATAAGTGATATTGAGTTATCTGAAGATAATGCCTATGATTTTAGATCCATAATTAAAATTTATGGTGGGTATAGAAAGAATGGTGGAACTGCCGATAGGGATTCCTTCCAACAGTACCTGCTTACTAACATTATTACCCCCCATCGAGCAAGACATGATTTTCTACTCAGAGAAATAACGAGTAGTTTAAGTGGTCTTAAGAGAGATCAAGATGAGAATAATAACCAATCGATTATCGGTAATTATGGTGACACCCCATTAAAGTTACAGTTATACAATACGTTTAAGCAATTTAATGATCAGTGGGTGGCGGGAAATTCATTAGGTCAAAAATTACTAATGGAGGAATTCCTGTTCTTGGATAAGGCAAATAAAGACATAGGTAATGATTTCTTTATCGATCTTAAAAAATTGATTGGATTGGAAGCACCCGAGAATCAAGGACTTGAATTATATGGTGCCATATCCATGGTTTTAGCTCGTACTAATGTAGATATTAGGGCATTACCTGCATATGTTAATTTCTATGCGAACAATAATAATAAGACCAGAGTGAAACCTTCCAAAGACATTGCTAATGTGATGTTTGGAAAATACTTAGAGGTTGACTTAGAATACTCCACACCAAAAATTATCTTACAATATGTTGGTAGAACATCTAAGCATTTAGATCTAAACTCCATTAATAAAGAGTATTTCTATTTAGATGATGGATTTAATATTGAAGACCCACAGTCTAACCCTCTTCTTGTTACTAACCCAAAGTATTTTGAATCGTCAGAATTATCTAAATCAAATAAAGTTGTTGCTTTCGAGGTTGCATTTGGAGATCAAAACCAAGGACTATTCAAATCAGTTTCCTTAGACCAATCTCAATTCAGAAATACCTTTGAGAGTAATTTGGCGATTGAGAGGTTAGGTAGATCAGAATCGGGTTCAGGTACGGGACAAATTGATATTAGTTTATATGACATCTATGAAACTAGATCTTACTCATGTGAGGTCGAAGCAATGGGTAATGTCATGATTCAACCCACAATGTATTTCCAACTCAAAAACGTTCCATTATTTAAAGGTGCGTATTGGATTACGGAAGTATCACACAGAGTAGAAGGTAATAGTGTAAGTACAAGATTTAAAGGTGTTAGGATACCTAAAGATTCGTTACCTGACCCTAAAGAGTCATTTACCGCGTCTTACCGAGTATTATTTGATAAAATACTTAATTCGGCAGTTGCTAAGATTAGTTCGGCATCTTCGGTGTCTACTGAAGAAACTATCACCACATCAGAAGGTACTTTCACAACAGATAGGGGTGGAATTAAAATTGAGGGTGAAGAATTGGTGAATGAGGTTGGATATACAAGAGTTGGGGTACCATTTAATGGATATAACAATTTCAAATCAATCCAAAAGGTTAAGTATAAGGGTAATGTTTGGTTGAGGTCTAGAGTTTTTACTATGGGTGAGGGAATGACAGATACTATGTCAATGTTCCTACCCACTAAAGTTAAAAACCACACAGTTAAACCGTCTAAATTAGAATGGTCAGAAATAAAAAATAGCAATAAGTATTTCTATTCTTGTCTATTCCTTGTCGATAAATGGGGTACGAATACTGTGGACGAGTTAATGTTCTCATCAAACACACAGTTTCTAAACCCATTAAATAATAAGTCCAAAACAGTAACCGCAGATTCGCAATTAAATAGTGACAATGGCACAAGATATGTTAATGGGCCGGTGGACTCGGGAGAACGAAGCATCAACAAAGACGGACAAACATCGGTATACGGTTTAACACTATCAAAACTACTAATGAAAGACTTAGGATTAAAAGATGGTGACGTTGTATACTTTAAAATTGAATAATTAAGTAAAAAGAGATATTTATTATAAAAAGGAAGAATATGAATAATATTAAAGTAGGTTCCGCAATTGATAACTTCTTAGGAGGAAAGAAAATTACCAACCTTAATGAGGAGGGTACTGAACAAGAGGTTTGTGATTTGAATACAGGAGAATGCTACGTAATTCGTAGTAAAGACGGTCTTGTTGAAAGAATTAATAAAAAATACATTACCGAGGACGGTAGACAATTATTAAGTGATTAACCATGAAATTAGAGGATAAGTTACACGAAGAGTTAATGAGACATCGTAGTATTAATAACTACGGTAAGTCATTTATTATGGAGCAAGAAGTTGCACCCGACGCATTACCTGGTGGGGGTGGAGAAGAAGACCCATTCCAAGATGTTCCCATGGACGCACCTGAAGGAGATGCACCAGCACCTGAAGGAGATGCACCTGTAGGGGACGCACCGGCACCTGAAGGAGATGCACCTGAAGGAGACGCACCGGCAGACGCAGGTGGTGATGTTGAAGAAATTGACATTACTGATTTGGTGACTATGACTCAAAACATCAAAAATCAGTTAGATGATAAACAAGGGGAGAACGACGAGATAGTTGGTAAAATGGGTGACCTATTTTCCAAATTAGATGATTTAGAGTCTAAGATCTCACAAATGGACAACGTCATTGGTAAGATCGATATGTTAGGTCAAAAGATTGAAACGATGAAAGAACCGACTCCACAAGAAAAATTAGAGATGAGGTCTTTGGATTCTTATCCATTTAATCAAAAACCATCTGAATTCTTTTCTCAGAAACAACTCGACATGAAGGCGAGTGGTAAAAACGAGTATGTAATCACAAAACAGGATGTTGAGGATTATAACGATAAAGAAATGAGAGGTTCGTTTACGATAGACCCTGAGGCAGAAAATGAAGTTGAATGGTAATGTAAAGTTCTTTTTAGAACTACAATCACAATTAAGGATATTACACTGGCAAACCAAGAGTCATGCAAAACACGTGGCGATTGGTGATGCTTACGAATCATTGGATGGACTCATAGATTCCTATGTTGAAACATGTATGGGTCTACACGGTAGGTTTATTCTCGAAGATGAGGATAAGACACTTACGATTAACAATCTTTCGGATGTCGATTTATTAGGTATGATCAAAACTGTGAGACAAACATTACAGGGAATGGAGATCAGCCCAACGGACAGCGACTTACTAAACATAAGGGATGAAATGTTGGCAACCATCAACAAACTCTCTTATTTACTTACACTTAGGTAAGTTCCCCCAAAATATTTTACTTAAAGAAGTCTAAGGGCCTTGACCTTTAGACTTTTTTTTCGTACCATTTATATACACAATTAAATAATTTATATATCATGACAAATTCAATTGATGCGATTCTTTCTCAATATCAGAAGAACACGCAACCTGCCGCAAGCGGCAACAAAATGTCGAGTGAAGATCGACTAAAAAAGTACTTCACAACTATCTTACCTAAAGGTTCAACCTCAGCACAAAAGAGAATTAGAATCCTCCCAACTACCGACGGGACTTCTTGTTTCAAAGAAGTTGATTTCCATGAAATCCAAGTGAATGGTAAGTGGTTAAAAATTTACGATCCTGCACAGGATGGGGAAAGATCTCCACTAAATGAGGTTCGTAAATCTTTAGAATCTACAGGGGTAGAAAGTGACAAAGTATTGGCACGAAACTACAGAGCACGTAAGTTCTACATTGTAAAAGTTATCGATAGAGATAACGAATCGGACGGACCTAAGTTTTGGAGATTCAAACACAACTACAAAGGTGATGGACCATTGGATAAAATCATTCCTATCATCAGAAGTAAGGGTGATATCACTGATCTGAATGAAGGTCGTGATTTGATTCTTTCATTGACTCTTAACAAAGCACCAAACGGTAGAGAGTATACCACAATTAACTCTATCATTCAAGAAGATAAGTCTCCTTTACATACCGATCCTGAAATCGCAAACGAATGGATCAACGATGAGGATACTTGGAGAGAAGTTTATTCAGTTAAACCTTTAGAGTACTTGGAGATGGTCGCAATGGGTGAAGTACCTGTTTGGGATTCAGAAGCGAAAAAATATGTGTCAAACTCAGAATCTGAAAATGATTTTGGTGGTTCTACAACTAAGTTAAACCCAACAGTTGAAGTAGAAGACCCACAAACAGATTCAGAGGTTGATGATGATCTACCATTTTAATTAAACCTATGGGTCCCCACCTCACAAAAAATTTGATGGAAACATCTGGTGGAGTTAAACCGACTCAGTCGGCCCCGAGGTTGGGGACCCTTTTTATATAAGAGTTATGGCAATCAAGAAAAAAGATTTTAAAAGTATCAAATCAAAATTCTCAGTTCAGGCGAAGTTTAAGTCTGATAAGTTTTTTGATTTAGGAGATGCGTTCTTAGATGCCACAGGTTTACCCGGTCCCGCTATGGGTCACATCAACATGTTCTTAGGACATTCTGATACAGGAAAAACAACTGCACTGGTTAAAACTGCGGTCGACGCACAAAAGAAAGGTATTTTACCTGTATTCATTATCACAGAACAAAAATGGGACTTCCCTCACGCAAAGTTGATGGGTCTTGAAGTTGAAGAAGTGGTCGATGAAGAAACAGGTGAAATTGAATACGATGGATTCTTCCTTTTTAACAACCAATTCGAATACATTGAACAAATCACGGATTATATCAATGAATTATTGGATGCACAAAAGAAAGGTGAAATCGAATATGATATGTTGTTTATGTGGGATTCGGTTGGTTCCGTTCCATGTAAAATGACATTTGATGGTAAAGGGGGTAAACAACACAACGCATCAGTATTATCTGATAAGATTGGAATGGGTCTAAACCAAAGAATTTCAGGTTCAAGACGTACAGACTCACCTTACACGAACACATTGGTTATTGTAAACCAACCATGGGTAGAATTACCTGACAATCCATTTGGTCAACCTAAGATTAAAGCAAAAGGTGGGGAGTCGGTTTGGTTAAATTCTACATTGGTCTTCCGTTTTGGGAATCAGAAAAATGCGGGTACTAATCCTATCTCAGCCGTTAAAGGTGGTAGAAAAGTAAAGTTCGCAACTAAGAGTAAGATTTCCATTATGAAAAACCACGTAAATGGTCTTGGTTACGAGGATGGTAGAATTATCGTCACCGCACATGGATTCCTTAAAGGAAAAGATGCGACTGATGAGAAGAAATCGTTAGAACAATACAAGAGTGAATACTCCGATTATTGGAAGAACCAACTTGGTGAAGGTGGTGACTTTGATATTCGTGAGGAAGACGGAGATTGAAAATATGTTGAACCTTTAAAAGGTTTATAATGTCAGTTTTATTAGTAGACGGAGATAACTTACTTACTATCGGTTTTTTTGGGGTAAAAAATTACTTCTATAAGGGAGAACACATTGGTGGAATCTACCACTTCCTTAATACCCTAAGGAGATCATTTGAAAACTACAGACTTGATAAGATTGTGGTTTTTTGGGATGGCGAGGATGGTGCCGCTACTCGTAAAAAAATGTATTCTCGTTACAAGGAAAATCGTAGAGAAAGAGTACGGTCTGATAACGAAAAACAATCCTACACTAAACAAAGAAGAAGAGTCCAACAATACTTGGAGGAACTCTATGTTAGACAAGGAGAATTTGAATTTTGTGAAACAGACGACTGTGTTGCATACTATGTCCAAAACACAGAAGAGAATTGTATAATTTATTCTTCAGATGGTGATTTGACACAGTTAGTGTCGGACAATGTGAAGGTCTATAACCCCTCCCATAGACGACTTTATGAACAAAACGATATCATACCTTATGATAACGAAGATATCCACATACAGAACGTTAAAATCGTCAAGATGATATGTGGTGATCGTTCTGACAACATCGCAGGGATAAAAAACATGGGAATTAAAAAATTCATTTCAATGTTCCCTGAGGTTAAGGAAAGACCAATGACAATTCAAAATGTTATTGATAAGTCCAACGAGATGTTCGAAGAAGATAAACATAACAATACGGTTAAAAATTTATTAACAGGTGTTACAAAATATGGGGTATTTGGTGAGGAATTTTTTTCATTAAACGAAAGTATAGTGAGTTTGGATTCCCCATTCTTAACCGAAGAGGCAACAGAAACAATTACCTCATTAATCCACGAAGATTTAGATCCTGAAGGTAGATCCTATAAGAACACCATGAAGATGATGATGGAAGATGGACTCTTTACTGTCCTACCGAAGTCTGATGATGCGTGGGTTAATTTCCTAAACCCTTTCTTACGATTAACCCGTAAGGAAAAAAATAAAAGAATAATAAAATTTAAAAGCGATGAGTACTAATAACGACACGACCAAATGCGAATTCTTGTTAACCCTCGAGGGTAACATTATTGTACAGAGATTCTTCAATGTCAGAAACTTCAACCCTGACGCGAGACGATCTTTAGACATTCACGACAATGTTAAAAATATTTGTGAAGAAATTTCATTCAATTTGAAAGAAAAAACTTTGGAATATCTACACGACAATCAAAATTATTTTCCTGTTTTCGACCCTTCGAACAACGAAGGACCGGACCCTGACGAGTACTTCTTACTAGAGATTAAGCAGAATGACGATGTATTTATTTCAAGGACATTCCCCGCACACATCTTTCATCCGAAAGTTAGATATGCGGTGGACATCCGTCCTCAACTAAGAAGAATTTTAGGTACCCTCAGTGAGACCTTATCTTCAACAAAATTAGAGAGAAAATACCTCAATTACGAATTATAAAAAAAACAAAAAGAAAGTAAAATATTGAACAATGACAGAACAGAATTTTAATAAACTAGGTAATCAATTTCAACAAGTATTAATAAAGTCCATTATAGAAGATCCCAAGTACGGAGAACAAATTATTGAGGTATTGGAGAGTAAGTATTTTGACAATAATTCATTCAAATATATTGTACAAAATATCAAAGAGTTAACGGACACATATAGAAAGATACCAAATTACGTCACGGTAAAACAGAAGATCATGGAGGATACTGCCTCTAACCCAATAGCGGGCAGACTTCACTCGGATACTTTGATGGAGATTGAAAACTTAGAGGATGCGATTGTAGGTCCAACATATGTGAAGGACACCGCACTTAATTTCTGTAAACAACAAAACCTTATTAAAACTCTAAAGAAGGTTAATGATATCGCCCATAATGGTGAGTTCCAAAACTACGAGAAGATCCAAGACATGATTGTTGAGGCACTTCAAGTTGGTACTACCGATGACGATATTAAAGACATTTTAGAGGATATGGCATCCGCTTTAGAAAAGGATACAAGAACACCGATACCGACAGGTATTCGTGGATTAGATGACCTCTTAAAAGGTGGTTTAGGTCACGGAGAGTTAGGTATGGTCATCGCACCAACCGGTGTAGGTAAATCTACAATCTTAACAAAGTTCGCCAATACCGCGGCTAACTGCGGTTTTAAGGTTGTACATATTTTCTTTGAGGATAGACAATCTGAAATCATTAAGAAACACTATACGATTTGGTCAGGTAAACCAAGTGATTGGCAAACAGAATCACAGGAAAACAAAGACTATGTATTAAGTAAGGTTGAGGAAGTTACATCATCACCAAATTTTGGTTCACTTAAGTTAATTAAAATGGAAAGTGATAGAACTACGGTTGGTGAGATTAGAAGAAAACTTAGGAAATTAGAATCCCAAGGATTTCAACCTGACATGATAGTAATCGATTACATTGATTGTGTCTCATCAGATAAAGGTGTCTTTGGAGAGGAATGGAAAGGAGAAGGTAGTGTTATTAGATCTGTTGAGTCTATGTGTGCGGAACTTAATGTCGCAATTTGGACAGCAGCACAAGGTAACAGAAACTCTATCTCGGCAGATATTGTAAATGTTGACGATATGGGTGGGTCTATCAAGAAGGCACAATCCGCACACGTGATTATTTCTGTCGCAAAAAGTTTGGAACAAAAAGAAAACAAAACCGCAAACGTAACATTAGTTAAATCAAGAATAGGTAGAGACGGTGTCAACTTCGTGAATTGTAAGTTTGACAATGAGTACTTAGAGATTGATGTTACTGAACAAGAAACTCTATTGGGTCACCAAAAACGAAAAGAAGAGATTGGTGTAAATAGGGCGGCCGACATTTACAAAAAGACACACGGCATTCAATAATCAATAGAATAAATTTATAAAGATGACTGAGAAGATTTTACAAGAAAATCCTGGACGTTTCGTCCTCTTTCCTATCGAACACCATGACATATGGAAGTTCTATAAACAACAAGAAGCATCCTTTTGGACCGCAGAAGAAATTGATCTAATGCAAGACATTAGTGATTGGGCCAACAAATTAAATGACGATGAAAGACACTTCGTCAAACATGTTTTGGCATTCTTTGCTGCGTCTGATGGTATTGTTAATGAGAATCTCGCAGAGAACTTCGTAAATGAAGTACAATATACTGAGGCGAAGTTTTTCTATGGTTTCCAAATCGCAATGGAGAACATCCATAGTGAGACATATTCTTTGTTGATAGATACCTATATTAAAGATCCCGAAGAACAAAATCATTTGTTTAATGCAATTGAAACGATTCCCGCAATTCAGAAAAAGGCAACATGGGCACTTCGTTGGATCGAGTCTGACTCGTTCGCAGAAAGATTAATTGCATTTGCTGCGGTTGAAGGTATTTTCTTTTCTGGTTCTTTCTGTTCAATCTTTTGGTTAAAGAAAAGAGGATTAATGCCAGGTTTAACCTTCTCTAATGAACTTATCTCTCGTGATGAGGGTCTTCACTGTGACTTTGCTTGTCATCTTTACAATAGTCACATTGAGAAAAAATTATCACATAAGAGAATTAAGGAAATTATCTTATCGGCATTAGAAATCGAAAAAGAGTTTATTCTCGAAGCATTACCTGTTAGATTGATTGGAATGAACTCCGATTTAATGTCTCAATACTTAGAGTTTGTGACCGATAGATTGTTGGATTCTTTAGGTGTTCCAAAACACTTCAATTCTGAGAACCCATTTGATTTCATGCAAAACATAGCACTTCAAGGTAAAACCAACTTCTTTGAAAAGAGAGTTGCTGAATACCAAAAGGCGGGTGTGAATAAAGAAACCGAGGAGGACCTTGATTCTGCGTTCGGTGATATGGACTTTTAAAATATTTGAACAACGATGAAGGTAAAAAAGAGAGACGGTTCCTTAGAGGAAATGAGATATGATAAGATCACAAGGAGAATTTCTGCCTTGTGTTCTGACTTAAATTTAGAATATGTAGACCCAACATATATTACTTTGAAAGTAACTCAAGGTATCTATGACGGAATATCAACTACAGAGTTAGACACATTAGCTGCGGAGACCGCAGCATCAATGACAACGACACATCCTGACTATGCAAGATTAGCGGGACGTATTGCCGTTACTAACTTACATAAAACAACACCTAAAAAGTTTTCGCAAGGAATCAAGGAATTGTATTCTTTTATTGAACCGAGAACAGGTGTTGAGTCTTCATTAATTTCTGACGAACTATATGAGTTTGTTATGAAGAACCGTGCCGCTATTGACGGTGCAATTGTACAAGAAAGAGATTTTGATTTTGATTATTTCGGATTCAAAACATTAGAGAGATCTTACTTACTTAGAATAAGTGACCATATTGTTGAGAGACCTCAGTATATGTATATGAGGGTCGCATTAGGGATTTGTAATAATGATCTTGAAATGGGATTACGTATTTATGATGATCTCTCACAACACTTCTACACACACGCAACACCAACACTGTTTAATGCGGGAACAAGAAGAGCACAGATGTCATCTTGTTTCTTAATTGGGAATAAGGGTGACGATATTAATGGTTTGTTTGAGACCATTAAAGATGTTGCGAACATCTCTAAATGGGCGGGAGGTATTGGACTTCACGTTCACGATGTAAGAGCGAAAGGTTCGTACATTAAAGGTACGGGAGGGGAATCAGACGGTCTCATCCCTATGATGAAAACCTATAATGAGGTTGCTCGATGGATTAACCAAGGGGGTAAAAGAAAGGGTTCCTTTGCGATTTATTTGGAACCATGGCATGCCGACGTATTTGACTTCATTGAACTCAGAAAAAATCACGGTAAAGAAGAAATGAGGGCAAGAGATTTGTTCCTTGCGATGTGGACACCGGACCTCTTCATGAAAAGAGTCGAAGAGGATGGGGATTGGACACTATTCTCACCAAACGAAGCACCGGGATTATCAGATGTATATGATTCACCTGAGAGTAAAGACTTTACCCAATTATACGAACAGTATGAAAGTGAGGGTCGAGGTAGACGAGTTGTTAAGGCGAGAAAGTTAATGGATGCGATTCTCACCGCACAGATTGAGACTGGTACACCTTATATGTTGTATAAGGATTCAGCTAACGCTAAATCTAACCAAAAGAATTTGGGTACAATTAAATCGTCCAACTTATGTACTGAGATCATTGAATACAGTTCACCAACAGAACAGGCGGTTTGTAATCTCGCATCAATTGCGTTACCTAAGTATATCATTGATGGAGAATTCAACCATCAACTATTGTATGAATATGTATATCAAGTAGTTAGAAACCTTAATAATGTCATTGACCTTAACTTCTATCCAACAGAAGAAACTAAGAGATCTAACTTTAGACATAGACCAATTGGTTTAGGTGTTCAAGGATTGGCGGATGTATTCTGTACATTACGTATTCCTTTTGAAAGTGATATGGCGGATACACTACAGACTGATATTTTTGAGACTATCTACTTTGCGGCAATGACATCTTCAAAAGACCTATCCAAAGAAGTTGGTCCATATGAGAGCATTTCAGGTTCACCAATTGAAAAGGGTATTTTTCAATATCAAATGTGGGGACTTAAGGATGGTGATTTATCAGGAAGATGGGATTGGAAGTCTCTTAGAAAAGAGGTTGTTAATTTCGGTGTGAGAAATTCATTGTTATTTGCTCCGATGCCGACCGCATCTACGGCACAAATTTTAGGTAACAACGAGGCATTTGAACCATTCACAACTAATTTATATTCGAGAAGAACATTGGGTGGGGAGTTTATTGTAGTTAATAAACACCTTGTTAAAGAATTGATGAATTCAGGACTATGGAATGATGAGATTAAAGACAAACTTATCATGGAAAATGGTTCGGTTCAGAACATTCCCGAAATCCCAACAGAGATTAAAGAAATCTATAAAACAGTTTGGGAAATGTCGCAGAAGACATTACTCAATATGGCGGCAAAAAGATCAGTATTTATTGATCAATCACAATCTCTAAACTTATTCATTAGTAATGCTACTAAGGCGAAATTATTGGCAGCACATTTACATGGATGGAAATTAGGTTTGAAAACAGGTATGTATTACTTAAGAACACGTTCGGCGGTTGACCCACTGAAAGGTTTAGGTGTTAATACGAGTAAATCTCAACCAAAACCCGAACAAGTTATTGAGGAGGTTACAGAACAAAAAGAGAACCCAATGCCAACGTCTAATTCACTTTTAAGTGATAATAGTGTGTTGGAAATGGTATCACAACCAACCATAAGACCTGACGACTCACCATTTGAGTGTGAAGGTTGTGGTTCATAAGTGTTTTTTTTGACTTATTTTTTTAACCCCTCTTTTTTGAGGGGTTTTTTATTTATACTCATTTTACTAATGAATATATTTATTAGTATGGCAGTAACCTATGGTATTGACTTTCCATTTAGAGAAAGTGTAACAGGAGATTATATGAAGATGACGACCACTCCCGAAAGAGAGGTTAGGGCGAATCTTATTCATTTAATCTTAACTAAAAAAGGGAGTAGATTTTTCTTACCAGATTTTGGTACAAGAATCTATGAATACATCTTTGATCAGAGTGATATGATCACCTTTAATTTAATTGAAGAGGAGATCAGAGAAGGTTGTAGAAAGTACCTCCCAAACTTAGATATTAACTCAATAAAGGTTATTTCCGCAGAAGAAGAAACCAACACAATGAGTAAGGTTGATGAAGACGAAGATGAGAGGTTATATAGATTAGCCGATCCGTCAACTAAACCATATACGGCAAAGGTCAAAATTGACTATACAGTAAATAACGGTGCGTTTTCATCATCGGATTTTGTGATAATTAACATATAAGATGGCAAAAAAGATTTCATACGCTAAAAGAGATTTTGCGGGACTAAGACAAGAGTTAGTTAATCTCACTAAGGATTACTACCCTGATTTAATAAAGAATACCAATGACGCATCCATATATTCTGTGTTATTGGATCTTAACGCAGCAATTGGTGACAACCTACATTATCATATTGATAGAGTTTGGCAAGAAACTATGTTGGACTTTGCCCAACAAAGAAGATCTCTTTTCCATATCGCAAAAACTTATGGTATTAGAATACCGGGTAATAGACCTTCGGTATCTCTATGTGATTTTTCTATTAATGTCCCTGTAAGAGGTGACAAAGAAGATGAAAGATATTTGGGTATCCTTAAAGCGGGTGCGCAAGTTTCGGGTGGAGGACAAACATTTGAAACAATAGAAGACATTGACTTCTCAAATCCATTCAATAGCAAGGGTGAACCTAATAGATTAAAGATCCCAAATTTTGACACGAACAATAAGTTAATATCCTATACAATCACCAAAAGAGATGCGGTGGTGAATGGAGTGTCAAGAATTTTCAGAAGAGTAATCTCAACACAGGATCAGAAACCTTTCTTTAAGATTTATTTACCCGAACAGAATGTTTTGGGTGTAACATCTATCATTCATAAAGAAGGTACCAATTTTACATCAAACCCTACATCTTCAGAGTTTTCATCAGAAACGAATAGATGGTATGAAGTAAAAAGTTTAATGGAGGATAAGGTTTTTATTCCAAATAAAACATCCTCATCAGATACTGCCAACTTTACTGCGGGAGATTACAAAAGAGTAACAAACAAATTTATCAGTGAGTATACTCCCGAAGGTTTTATGTCAGTAACATTTGGTTCAGGTGCGGTTGACCCAATGGAAAACTTAGATTCATTTAATGATGGGTCGTTAAAGGTTAATTTGGCAACATATCTAAATAACCTTTCGTTAGGTGCAACACCCAAAACAAACACAACACTTTTTGTAAAATATAGAGTTGGTGGTGGTAAAGACACAAACTTAGGTGTAAACGTAATCAATAGTGTCGATAATGTTGAATTCAACGTTAGTGGACCACTTACAAACGTAAACAACCAAGTCGTTCAATCACTAAATGTAACAAACGTAACCCCTGCGGTTGGTGGATCAGACCAACCCACTATCGAGGAGATTAGAAATATGGTTGGTTACAATTTTGCGGCACAGAATAGAGCGGTAACCCTAAACGACTATAAGTCTCTAATTGAGACGATGCCATCGACATTTGGTGCACCAGCTAAGGTTAATGTCATGGAAGAAGATAATAAGGTTAAGATTAAATTATTGTCTTATGATGATCAGGGTAATTTAACCGATACAGTATCTAACACACTCAAAAACAACATTTTAAGATACCTAACAAATTATAGAATGATCAACGACTACATCGATATTCAAAGTGGTGAGGTTGTTGATTTTGGATTAGAAATTGATTTATTGGTTGATAAGAACATCAATCAATCTGAGATTCTAAAAGATGTTATCACACAAAGTGGTGAATTTTTCGACATCAGTAAAAGAAAGATGGGCGATCCACTATTCGTTGGTGAATTACAAAAAACCATATCTGATATTGTTGGAATTGTAAACGTAGTTGACATACGTGTTTTTGGTAAAACAGGTGGTGAATATTCCGTTGCGGAAGTATCTCAAGGATATTCGGATGAAACCACAAAACAAATAACACAATCTGACTCAACAATTTTTATGAAGAGTAATCAGATTTTCCAAGTAAGATTCCCAAATAAAGATATTAAAGTTAGGGTCAAAACTCTCGGTTCCACTACATTTTAATTTTTCTTTTCTGTATTATTATTAATTAAGGAAAATAGGTTCTAATCTATTTATATGATATGATACAGAAGCATCGTATAAGAACAGAAATTGGTAAAGATCAAAGATTAACTGTTGAATTAAAACAGGATTATGATCTTTTAGAAATCCTTTCACTTAAGTTCACTCAGAAGGAGATATATACCTCCCTTTGTGCGGACTATGGTGTCGTATGTGGACGCATTTCTGTCAATGATGGTTATGGTGTTTCTAACGCTAGAGTATCTATTTTCATACCCTTAACTGATGAGGATGGTGAAGATCCTGTTATTAGTGCACTTTATCCATATACATTAACTACGGATAGAAATGATGATGGATATAGATATAATCTTCTACCATCTAGAAAACAACATACGGGACACACTCCTACAGGAACATTTCCTGACCAAAATGACATTCTATCAAGAGAGGAGGTCTTAGAGGTATATGAAAAATATTATAAGTACACTGTTAAGACCAACGATTCGGGAGATTTTATGATATGGGGGGTTCCGGTTGGGTCCCAAACAATACATGTCGATGTTGATTTGTCAGATATGGGTTGTCAATCTATGGTACCATATGATTTTATCTATGAGGGTCTTTCTGAAGAAAAGTTTGAGAACAATTATACATTTAGGTCATCCAATAATTTAGAGGAATTACCACAAATTGTATCTTTTGAGAAGACCATTGAAGTATACCCTTTTTGGGGCAATGAAGATTTGTGTGAGATCGGTATCACAAGAACCGACTTTGACTTAAAAGAGAGAGGTATTAGGTTAGAACCCTATTCCATAATGATGGGTGGGTCTTTTACTGATTCGGGAAAAGATTCTGTTCGAGTAAGATGTAATGTCGACAACCAGATGGGTGAGAAGTGTAATCTAACCACTGGTACTGGTGATATTGAGGCGATAAGGTTCAGTGGTAGGTACGAAAAAAACCCCAACGGTTCCGATAATTACAGTAGACCAATACTCGAATCGATTCAGTTAGATTCACAGATTGATGAGGATGGTAATTTCTTTTTTAGAGTACCGATGAATATGAATTACTACATCACTAATGAATTTGGTGATTTAGTTCAGACAATGGATACGAGAAAAGGAATACCCACAAGAGGAACATATAGATTTAGGTTATCATTACAGAACGACAATGGTGCCAAAAAACAATATCGAGGAAAATACCTTATCCCTCAAATAAAGGAACACCAATTAGGTACTGCACCTAACAATTATACTGACCCTAAATCATATGCGTTTTCTACTAACTTAGATGATTATCCCGATGACGCTATCGACGACATTATCGGACTCAATAATGGGGGTTATGCTAATGACTATTTTTACTCCTTTAGATACAATCGGATTTATACTGTTTCATCTTTTATAAATCAATATTATAACAAGTCGTGGGCGGAGAAGAACTTCTCGTTATTCGTAAAAGATAAAAACGAATCTTTTATTGGGATTAAAGAAATTCAACCTTCCCAAGAAGAAGATTGTTCTAATAATAATGAATATTTCCCCATTAACGATGCTGTAAGTAATTTCAAATTCAAATTTCTAATTATTGTGATTCTTAATTATTTAGAGAGGATCTATCTAATTGTAACACAATTCGCAATCGACTTTATTACGGAATTTTTGTTTGATATCGCAGAAATATTATATGGATTTAGAATTTATATAAAACACATAATTGATTGGAGACCATTTAAAGATCCGGCCACTAGATTGGCTAAAACCGCTAAAACCATACAGATATTAACTATGAGAAGGTTGGGGTTGATTAATTATCCCGATTGTTATGAGTGTGGTCAGGATGTTAATACGGGGGAATCTACGGGAGGTAACACCGGTAACACTTACGAATATACAACAGTATCACACGGGCAAGAAGAAAGTTATATAACTAATAACTCATTAACACCAATCGCCACAATGGTTGCCGCAACACATAGTTATGATCCTAATGCGGCTAACAATACTAATCCCGATGAGACAATATCATTGACGATACCAAATGTTACTGATGAAAGAAATTATATTATAAAATATGTGTTAACTGCCGAAGAATTAGATGCGGAAGGTATTGTAATTACTCCCGAAACATATGAGTATAGATTCGTTGGTTATGGTTCAGCATATCCTATTACAGGAAGTCAGATTCTCGCCATAGCGTCGGATATACATTACGATGTTTATGAGGCGAATAATCTAACCGGTGGAGGGACACTACCATCATCAGTTACGGGAACCGCATTAGAGAGTAGTACCACTATAAGAATATATGAAATTTACTTTGTTTCAGAATTAACACAAACTTCTTCAGGGGTTCAAAATGTCGAGTCTGGATGTGAGAAATATGACATAATTTATGATTCAACCGCCACACAAAATGGTACAACAATGACCGGCGGGGACATGGCATTAAAGGCATATATAAACGATAGTGGTTCTAAGGATTATAATTACTTTACCAATAATGTTGATGAGTATGGTGATTATCCCGACATATTCCAAACCGGAAGTGAAAACCCATGTACTTATCAACCCCCTACAACAGATATTGTAGTAAGTTTTAGTAGATATGCGGAAAACCATTTTGTAAGTAATACGTGGGGTGGTCAGGATAATAAAGAATTTCCGCGACGAGTTTGTCTAAAGTCAGGTTGGGTTGCCAATAATGGGGACTCAGATGGAACTGCTTCAGGGTACTCTGAATTCAGCGATGGTCAATACACTTTAGTTGCTGCCACAGGTAAGAATAGGGAACTAATATTAAATTACTCAAGAAGAAAATTGGTTGGAAAACTTATGTGTGGTGGTATTACATCATACACCTTCAGTAATAGTTGGTTAAACGGTTCATTATATTTCTTTCAGTTTAGAAGACGAAGAGGGGGTAGTAACGCCAAATACTGTAAAGATCTAATTTATAGAAATGAGGATCAAACGGGGGTGCATTACTACTACAGATCAACCCCATATTACAATGGTAATTTTATTGGACAAGTAGGTGAAAGATCATATGGAGAAATACTTTTCCCAACGACTGTAATGGATTTAGGACCTAGAAATATGTACATTAATGAAATATGTGTTGATCCTGAATTAGATGTCAATTGTTCTATTTCTAAGAGTATTGGGTCAACATCCTACCAAGACATAAATGATTTAATGGAATATGTTATCGCATCGAAAGAAGTTAAAGAACAGGGTAGGTTAGAAGTACAAGATCTTTTTGATAGACGAAGTGGGGGTAAGATTGACGGTGATATCGCCCAATTACTAAACTTTAATTCACAAATGGGATTATTCGGATATGACGATGAAGATCCCGAAAGCCCGTATTACACATCCGGATCAACAATATTCGATGGTGCGGGTCCACTTGGTTTAGATTTTGTTTTTTCTGAAGATGATGAGGATACCGTAATTAAAGAAAAAGATGGGACTTTATTAAGGTTATGTATTAATTCGGCGGGTAACTTAACCGAAACGGCACAAGAGGTACCATACTTTAGGTGGAATAAAAGAGGTGATGGTTTTGGACCAAACGGTACTCTTTCAGAAAATCAAGATTGGAATTTAAACACCATCTATTCTACAAAATACCAAGGAGGTTGGAATTATGTAGGATTAATGGAAAATGACCCATACAATGGGGCTGGTGGAGGTCCAACAGACAATATTAATAGTCATTATTACGACGGATCCCTACTACCTCCAATTAGGGACTGTAATGATGATAATTACGCTGCGACCGAGATCCCGATTGGGGGTCCTTTCTTCTTCTACTTTGGTTTAAGAACAGGTAAGACTTCGTGGAATAAATTCATTAAAAACTTTGGTCCGTTATGATAAAGAAAAAAATTCTTCATCCTGAAAAAAGATACAAAAAAGCGGAGTCCGAAGATTTATCAGTTAAAATTGGGTTTGATTCCAACGAACAACTTCTAAGAGAGGGTGATAGGACAATTATTTTAGATATTGCGGAACAGTTCTCTAAAGAGAGAAATGAAAGTACCAAATATAAAATATACGGTAAGGTCAATATGGTGTTTAGAAACACTTACGGTGGAACATCACCTTATGAACCCCTTCTAAATAATCTTTATCTCTCCACCGACACATATGATCCGAACGATTATGAGGGTTTTATGCAGTATAACGAGTTTGCATTTATTAGGAGAGATTATGTCGGCGAACAATCAAACGCAACATCAAATAGTATAGGGGAATTTAATCCTAACATTACTGTTCCTAATGGAAGTGGTCATATTGATTTCACTGAGTCTGACGCCCCCTTTGTTAATTGGAATTTTTACCTAACCTATGTTTTTGATAAAGATTCTACTTACAATATGAGGTATACGTTATCTGGTGGTACTGTTTACAATTTTACCGCAGAAACGGGAATACCATTTAGAATTACCGATGATGGAGATTCATTTAAGTTAACTAGCCCAAGTCCACACAATATGTCTCAGGGAGAGTATGTTGTGTTATCAGGGTCATCCATGAATCAAAATAGTCGAGCGGATAGAGTATTCCCAATTAACTCAGTGGGGGATGAAACATTTAATTCGGAAAAATATGTGATTAACATAAGTAAGTCGAATTTTAGTCAGAATCAAATAACTATGATGTCTACCATGGGGGTAGTCTTTGGTCGAAGATGTTTGGATAAGACTGATATTGAGAATACTACATCAATATATTATGTAAGAAAACACAAGACAATAACTTCTGCTGACGATTATATATTAGAAAGTGCGGGATTTGAAAGTCCAATATTTGAGAATGAAAGGAAACTCCAATTTGAAACTCCCGATGCTAGAGATAATGTATACGTTGAATTGAATAGGCCGGAATCGGTTCTTTACCACTTTAAGACCCCCATAAACATAAATGGTTTAACTAATAATTTAGGATACACACCAACAGAAGTGTATTTGACAACCGTCTTTAGGAACGGTAACGGGTATTTTAATTATCCACCAAGACTCGGTTGGAGATTCAACTTCCACAACACGTGGGTTGATGAACAATTTAACACCTCATTCGCATCCTCAAACACAAACTTACCTTATACCACATTTACTCAGGATTCTATGAATTTTAATGTGGGTAGTGAAATACCTGTAGGTACTGAAATTATTGGGGATTTTGTTGAGTATAATAATGTCGAATTTAAAGAGACAATTTTGTCCGATACCTACCATAAAATCACATTACCATATACAATATTCAATCACGGACAAACAAACACGAACACTTTTAGTGGGGTTTCCACAACAAATCCATGTGGTTTATTTTATAAAACACATCATAAAATAAAACTAAGAGAACTATCACCATATATTGAAACAAACCCAACAAATGACATCATGAATTTACCTGAAAATACTATTTATGATGAGGTGGAGAAGGTTTGGAAATGGAGAGATCTATACGATCACGGTTATATAGATCCGGATGGGTATGGTGTCAATCACCCATTTACTAATGGTCAACACTACGTCAAGAATGACATAAACTTTTTGTTAAAGAATGAGGTATCATTTAAGAATAAGACCGATGGTATCAAAAACTTTACAAAAGATCCGAATTCGTTATGTTAAATGAGATTAAGATTTGACGGAAATGAAAAACAATTAACAATTAATTCGGATCAGAATTTCAAACTTGATGCGGGGTGGAATAATGCGTTCCAAACCTATGAAAGAGAAATCCTTGAAGAACTAATAAATCCAATTGAGAACTATGAGACTTGTAGGTTTATACATAAACCCTACACATCTAATGGATTAACTCAGTCGGATATATGGTACTACTTTTATTTTGTGGATGGTAATAATACCTACACGAATGGATTAGATTATAATCTAATTGGCGTTAATCAGAATCTTTCTGATTTAAAGAAGTGTTTTTTTAAGTTAGAGTTCTACAAGACACCAGATAATGAGATACCTGATAGGAGTAATAGAAGATTAGTCTTTTCTAAGACATTAAACCCTGTTTTTGGTGAGAGATCATTGATAAATTCGGGACAAAAATTATATGTACCTGTTTTTAAGGGAACACCTCTTAAGAATAAGGAGTGTATGAATCTTTTTTGGTTCGAGGATGATACTGTTTTAGAAGAATCTGTTCTAACGGGTCTTACCTTTTTCATGACCGCTAAGTTCTATAATGGGGTTGACGGGTCAATTACTCAATTTGTAAATAAACCAAATGTAATGTCATCAACCTTAAATGAAGGGGATGACCTATATTTTGAGGTTGTGATGGACAGATCAACATCTCCATCCTTTAACTATACGGTTTCTGAATATTCAACATTTGGTAGGGGAGGAATAAGAGGGACTACATCATCACCGATCAAATTCTATGAAATAGGTGGTAATGTAGGAAGTGGTAACACCCCAACACCAACCCCATCATCAACAACAGTCCTCACACCAACCCCATCATCTACCGTAGTGTTAACCCCGACACCTTCTACAACAACCACAACTCTTTCATGGAGTAATGGTAGTTCAATGAATCATAGTGAGACACTTCCCGGTGATAACCCATCTACAGGAACAACCACGGGAACGTTGACAGTAACTAACGGTCCTGCTAACCTATATATTACCGTAACTCACCAAACGGGTTTTGACAATATAGGGTATGGATCCATTTCGGTGAATGGTGTTGGTAGCATATCAACACAGACAGTTCCGAGTAATCAGAGCTCAACAAGTCTACCATCAACACTTACGGTTCCAACAGGAACATATACATACACTATAACATCAATATTAACAATAACTGGTTCTAATCAGTTTGGAGTCATTTCAACCTCAGTAAGTAATCAATAAAATGAAAAAGAATTACCATAAAATATTAAAAACAACCACAGGTACAACATATAATTTACCTGTTTACTTAGATTCTACCGCCTACGAAATGGGTGGTATGGTTGGTTTTGATGGTGATATTGAGCAGGTAGAACAAATAACCAACTTCCATTATCAACACACTGGTGGTAACACCATACGTTTTTACAATACGGTTAATAGGGATGTTTTAAAGGTAATCAAAAACGAAACCTTCACAATTAATTGGGGTGATGGTGATACTCAAACTATAGGTGTTAGTACGGGGACAAATCTCTCTTACGTACAACATACATTTCCTTCGGCCGGTACATATGAAGTTACTATAGAACTAAATAATGTATGGACTGAGAGAAAATTAAGTAAAAAAATAACCGTACCGAAAGACATTTCTGTTTCTAACCCAAATGGAGAATTTGGACCGTTTACAATACCATATACCAATGTCACAATCACACAGGATTACATTGAGAATTTAGATTATACAAATAATAATTCTGATGCGACGATTTATTTTGCTGCCGTTGGAAGAAGTAGAGTGAGTGAATTGAAAAAATATGGTGAAAATTCTTATCAGGGAACCACAGTAGGTTCTGACGAAAATGGATCGTATACGGGTTATACAATTGACAATCTTTCTTATAAGGATTATGATAATGGGACTACCACAATAACAGGTTCCACCACTAATTTTTATCAAGAAGAGGTGTTTAATCAGATGTTAACGAGGAATGAACACTTTATCGGATTCATGGACCAACCTGTAATATACTCGGATGTCTTTGTTGAAAGAGGTCGACAAGGTGTTTTAGAAATGAATTTGAGGTTGGGTGAAATCGATAGCGTTGGTGAAATAGATACCTACGGAAACGGATTTTTTAAAGTTAAAAAACAATAGATTAATATTTATTAATTAAAAGAATATGGCAATAGGAAGTTATGGCACAGTAAGACCCGCAGATGTCTCCCCCGCAGATGTAGAAATCTTTTTTCATTATGTCTCAGGAAGAACATCTAACGCTCCTGTTCAGTTTAAAAAACTGTCATCAGAAGACGTTTTAACACCCGTTTACCACAATTCGGAAACAACGGATGCAACTAATGCGGTTGATACTGAGTTATTGGGTGGACTATATAATCTAAAATTAGATTCTGCTGACTTTGATGAGTTAGGTGTATACACCCTTCATTTGCGTCCTAAACAAATAAGAACATCAATTACCGATTGTGGTGTACTAGCATCACTTCCATCGGTTAGAGGTATCATTATTGATTTGAGTAATGTTCCATCAGAAGATAGAAATAAATTCACCCCACAAGGTTTAGTTGGTTATAGGATTGAATATCTAAACACCGACGGGTCTAAAGTCCCTAATTTCTATAGAGTAGTTACATCTTCTTTTTACTGTAACCCAATTACGTCTAATTTAACAAGCACCACACAGAAGGCGATTAGATATCAATACACAGATCAATCTACAAACCTTTTGTTCTTGACTGTAACCCCTAGTTCCGCACCAACAAATAAACCAAACACAGTACCCTTTATTGGTGAACCATCTCAGAACATCATTTTAACAAATACATTCTTCAACCCAACAACAATTGAGGTTGAGATGGTTGAACACGATGAGACCACATTGGCCTACGCACTTTATGGTAATCAAAGTAAGTCCGTATCCGATGGTATTTACACTATTTACACTGGTGATAATAACATCTACAAACAGTTCAACCTATTTGAAATCAAAGATGAGTTCAACGAAACACTTTACGAAGTTAGAGAAGAGAGGGACACCATCGATGAAACTAAAAATTTTGATGACATCACTCAATTATAATGGCAAAAAGAAAAGTTCCAAGTCAGGCGGCAAGTGGAAGGGAAACCTTTAACGACAACTTGATCGGTAATCAAATTACCGATGGGTCAAGCCAATTGACCGCGACAAACTTTTCTATCGATAAATCCATTCCTGAGAGAGACACTAAAAAATTTAAATCAGTTCCCTTTTCAGAGTTTTTAACCTTAGATGATTTAAATGAAGAAACTAAAGGTCCAAAAACCCAATCAAAGAAGACAACCGAAAGAAGTAACAAAGTAGTATTTAAAGAATCAAAACAAGATGGTTCTAAATCACTTTACGGTTCTTTAAAGGAAAGACTTTCAGTATCGGTACAAAGAATTATTAAGAAGTTCCCTGCGGGGTTCTACATTGATAATGACACTCCTGTGGGTTCAACACCCTATAGTGCCAACAATATCACGTATAATAGAAGAACTAATGTCACCACGTTCAGTTTCGAGGCAGCAAAAGTATTCAACCCCCTGGATGTTGTTTTTACTAAACCTAAGAGTAATACTCAACCAACTGTTGAGAATGAATTTAAAAATTTCTTTAGTAATTTTTCGAAGTATACGTTATCATTAAATGGTAAGACTTACGATATTTTAAGTTATACTGATAATACAACAACATTAACCGTTGAAGTAAAAGGTAAACCATTTAGTACTACCACATATTCTGAAAGTTTTTTAATTAGACCCATAGATTCGATTGTTGAGGAATTCTACAACAATTTAGATGATTTGGAATCTGTTTTAATAAACAGAGAAACAAATCCTAAGTATACTGCTAGTTTTAGATTACCCCAAGATTCTTTAGATGGTACTAAAACAGAACTTACTACAGTTAAAGTTAAGTGGCCGATATTCAAGGATGGGTGGAATATTAAAATTACAGGTTTAGAGTACTCTAATTATTTAACAAAACTTAAGGATGTTGGTGAAGAAATTGATGATTATAAATCTAACTTAATTGTAAGATTTTTAACCACCGCTTCACTTAATGAATTTGATACTGAAGACCAAAGAATGTCTTCTGTATTCCAATTATACGGTACCGCATTTGATAAGGTTAAAACCTTCATTGATAATGTTGCTTACATGAGAAATGTAAGTTACGATGGTATAAAAAATATTCCTGAAGTACTTCTTAAAAATCTCTCTAACACACTCGGTTTAGACAGTGTAAATCTATTTGATGAAAAGTCTTTAGAGGACACCTTATATAGTAGGATTGAAAGTCAATATGACGGAGTAGGTCTTGGTATGAATATGGTAGAGGCGGAAACTGAATTCTACCGTAGGTTAGTTATAAACCTTGTACACATATACAAATCAAAGGGTACTAGAAAAGCGTTGGAATTTTTCCTACGATTCATCGGTGCACCCGAACCATTAATTAAAATTGAGGAACACGTTTATCGTTACGATTCTGTAAAGAAATTAGATGAGAATATTGATTCGGATATCTACGATCTGATTCAAGGAGAAAAAACATTTAATGTTGCGGAGTTTGTTACTACGGGTTTCTCTTATACAAATACAACCACAACAGGTAGTACTATATATGCCGATTCTGAATACCCCATTGTATTAACGGGGGTTACTAAGTATGGTGATGTAAAACCTATTGTGAGTGAAACTAATGATGTTTTCTTTCAAAAAGGTGCGGGGTGGTACGACATCACCTTGGACCATAGATCATCTTTGGAAATAGATCTCGAAAATTCTGATTTTACGGTTAATCCGAAAATAATTAAAACCAAAAACAAAGACTTCACTTATGGTGAGGATTACTTTGATTTATATAGACAATTCTATGGTTTGGATTATGGTTATGAATTACATAATACCATTGACAACGATAAAATTGAAATGTTGGGTGATGAGGATAGTAGAATCCTTAACAGAAAAAATATACAGATTTATCTTTCCTCCGCACAGGCGTTAGAGTATGATGTTTACAGACAATCGAGAAAATTATTAGTTGAGTTTGGTACAAACACCTTACCTCCACAAACAGGAGTAACTTTCGCAGAATTCTTAGACCAAGTTCTTAATGAACAGATTAGAAATTCTCACACAGTAAGGTATCAAAAATCCTATATTCAGTTAGAGGATGTCTATAAAGGTTACTTAGAAAAAGTACCAAACCCTTATAGTAACCCAACGGTTAGTGAGTTCATTAATAGAATGAGTCCATATTGGGTTCAGGTTATTGAACAGTTCATCCCCGCCACAACATTATGGACAGGTGGTAATATTATTGAAAATCACAAGTTAGGTAGATCAAAATTCGATTACATCAAACCGTGCGTACCTAATGAGTTTACACAGAAAGTATTCCCTGAATTTGAAACGG